CCAAAACCTCCATTACTAACAGAGCTGATTACGACGTTTCTTACAGAACTAGCTGTTAATACATAGGCATCGCTGATGGACCCACTATCAAATCCAGCAAACCTTCCGTCAGCCGTGCCATATCTAGAGCCGCTTGCCAAAATTGTTCCCTCTGTCTGATTGTAAAACCCACTAAACGCACTGCCCGTGATACTCGCCACATCTGCGCTGCGGGTGACGGCTGTGGCGGATGTGGGGATGTAGCTGGTGGGGAAGGCGCCGACTTCTACTTGGGCGCCCCAGAGGAATGCTTTGTCGCCCGTTTGAGCATCCACAACTAAGCCACCTATCCTAAATTCCCACGCTGTATTGTTTCCGCTGGCAACGGTAATGTGAATACGAAACCAACCGTTGGCTAATTCTTGAAAGGTAAATGTGCCAACACCATTAACGCCGGAAAAAGTCTTTGAGCTAAAATTGAAATTTGCAAAAGTATCAATTGTCGTTCCACCACTGAAAAAAGCTCTTACCAAGACTCCATTGATATCATCCGATTTTGCAAATACAGAAAAAGTGTATGTTGTGCTTGTTGCTGCTATACCTGACTGAACTACTCGATTAGGCCCCCCGGCCGCAACAGTAAGGCGATCTGCGGTTGTAGCTCCATTGGGGGCAACAGCTTGATTGGCAGCAATGCTGGCAGTGCCTGCCACTGTCCACGTCGTCTGAAACTCCTCACTCCTGAGCAACAAATTCGTCCGCTGCTCCTCCACCAACAACCCCAAGCTCTCCAGCGTCACCGGGTCGTGATCAAACCTCGGCACGTTCGCCGCAACAATCTCGATCTGACCAGCGCTGTTCACGAACGTTCCGTCGCTCGCCCTAGTGAACGTGATCAGTTGCTGCCCGCTGACCGCATCGACCAGCGATTTCGACTCAGCGAAGCGCAGGTCCAGGGATGGCACAGCACGGGCGCGGCGCCAGAGGTCGTTCTTGGCCCACGAAGGAACCGCAATCGCTCCTCTTAGGCTAGGAATGGCTATACTCATGCCGTCACCTCCCCGGAAAGGATATAAGCATCAGTGCCAATGGGAAGTAGGGTTGCCACCGCATACCGATAGGCAGTGCGAGTTGCGTTTAGCGCTGCGTTGATCGTCACCCCAGAAGCACCAGAGGCAATCACTTGCCCAGAACCAGTCTGGACAAACATGCAATCAAAGGTTGGCGTGAGTCCAGTGGGCACTGTGACGGTTACGTTGGAATTACTGGTAAAACACAGGATCTTGCTGCGGTCAGCTTCTGACAGTGCGTAACTGGTGCCAGAAATCGTGGCGAAACTGCTTGCGCCTGCAGCGCCTTGCACGCCAGGCAGCGCAACATTAACCTCGGTCTCCCCAGTTTCAATGATCGCTACAACTGCTTGCTGGAAACTCATGATCAATTCCTGGAGAACGTCCGTTGAACTGTTGCATCGCCTGAAAGCCAGTAATACCTTTCTCCTCCCGCGCTTGTCAGGCTTACATCATAAGAATAAGAACCCTGGCCAAGCCCAGAAGAAACAGCAGGAGCCATGCTCATTAGGATTTCACCGTTGGCCGCGTCCGTAATTGAGCAAGCAAAAGTTGCCACTTGCTGCTCGGTAATGGGATTGTAAAGGTCGGCATCAATAATATAGCCATTAAGATCAATGGGTTTGGCAACATAAAACTGCCCAGAAGCAGTGCCACTTACATTCAGCTCGGTTCCACTAATAGTGGACGCAACCTTGAAAGCGCTTGAGCTAAGCCCTGACGCAATCACAAAGTAAACGCGATTCAATTCCAGCCCGCAAGGCAATACAACATCTCCTGTCCCAATGGAATCCGCTGTAAATACCACTCGATCATTCGCTACGAGCTTGTGACAAGCCTTGGAAAAAGTAACGCCAGAGCCACTAACGGTAACAGCAGTTAAGTCTTGTCGCTCGTTAGTCACACGAAGAGCAGCCTTCCAAGTGGAGTTCTGGAGGATGGTAATGTCGTAACTGGCTGGGTAGATCATGCAAGGCCCACCTCTAACGTGCTCATGCGCACTTGATAGGCAGTGCCACTGGCTGGCGTATATGCTCCTCTTGTCTCCAGCTCCGCAAAGATAGATGTTTGCCCGCTTGCCAACTTCAATTGACGACCAATGTAGTCCACTTGCGCGAAGAGCACGTCTCCCATGTCGATGGGCGTGGGAAAGTCAACATAGCCCATGTAGGCATTAATCTCTCCGCTTGCCACGTTGAACACTGCATTGTCGGCAACTGCACTGGGGCTGCTATTGAACAAATGCAATCGGAATCCTGCCATTCCCGATGGCACAACAGTTTTGCCAATCAGCAAAGAAGCACTTTGGGCTAACACTGAACCGCCACTAGGGCCAATTCCGCTGAAAGTGTGAATGGCAGAAGTCGCCCCACCAACCACGTCACCAGCAGTATATCCAGACGCATTGCCGGGACGATTGAAGCTCACCACTGAACGATATGCCCTGCCGTCTACACTGATGCTGGCTCCGTCTACATCTCCCCCCAGGAGTACGGCTTGGTACTGCTCACCATTGACAACTCTCTGGGCCATAATCAGCAAGCTCCTATCTTTTTATCTTAGTGGCAAAAGCTATGGAGAGACGATTGCCTCTAGCGCTGCCACTCTTTGTTCTAAGAGCGTAAGTCTGTCTGTTGGCTCCCAGCGGTTAACAGAAGCGTTCCAAGCAAGAGCATCGCCGTCGTCTTTTGAGCCATTGGCTTCCACGTCGTGCAAGTCTTGAAGTCGCCTACCAGTGTCCCAGCGAACAAAAATGACGCCATTATTAGCTGCATTGACGACAGCAGCCACTGCCAGTTTCAAATTGGGAGCTTGCGGCTCCGTCTTCGTGAAGCCACCAGGAACGCTTGGGTTGCACCACAGAATGTCGCCGTCAACATAGCTATTAGTGTTGATGCCGCGAATCTTTCCAAACACTGTCACATAGCCATCGCCAGCCCCGCCAATCTCTTGGTCTGTTACGCCGAAAAAGACATAGCCAGGCAGCGTGCCATCTGCAATCATCGGTGCCACTTTAATGCGCCCACTGTTACCAACAGCTCCAGCAAACCTTACTGCCGTCCCCTTGGGAATAGGGACCGTATTGCTATTGTTGCGGCACCGCACCATCGTCTCTTGACCAATGTAGTTGCTAATGCCCCCTTTCCCTAGTTCAAGAGTGCCTTCGTCTGCGTTCCAAGTAATCTCGCCATTACCTACGGCCTCACCTGCCGTTAGGTCAAAACGCAGCTTATCAACGATGGGCTGATCCGTCCATTCGCTGTCATAATCCTGGCTTGAGCTTTTGACCAGCAGATCATTGGTGTTGCCGCCAGGCGCCATTCCAGGCGCCATTCCAGGCTGCCACACCTCTAAAGCAACGGGGGACGATGGGGAAACAACAAGGCTAGGTTGTTCCTCTCCAACAACCACTTGCGTTTGTTGCGTGGTTACTGTTACTTGCGTCATAGTCAGCGCCCCGTCAAGCCAGGGTTCCAAAAGGCTGTGCCTTCCAGAAGGTAAAACTTGTCCCCACTGGGCTTTGTCACTAAAATGTCATAGCGCCCTTGTTCTGTGATGCCACTGGTTACGGAAGCTGCCAGTCGGATCTTAAACATGCCGCTCGCTTGCACTGTCCACGGCAAGTCAAAAGTGGCAATTTTAGTCGTGCCTGTTCGGTTCCATAGAGTGCCGCTAGTGGTGTAGCCGCTCATGTTAACAGGCGAGCCAGTGCTGTCCTTGTACTGAACGGGCAGATCGAAAGTGGCCCCTTGGTAGATAACTATGTCGTACGCGCCAGGGGCTGTCATCCGTCACGCTACATTGACAATGCCCCTATTCTAAGGGTGCAGTGCTGACAACGATCTCGCGACGGCGCAAGAAGCCATACTCTTCCTCCATTGCACCGAAGGCATTAAGGATGGTAACGGGCATATAGCCAGTGGCCATTGCAAAGCGAAAGAACGCTTCGCACAATGCACGTGCATTGTCGTTGCTGACTGTCATGTTCACTTCCTCATAAGCAGGTCCCATATCAGCTTTTTCAGTGGAGAAGCGGTGGGCAAAGGAAACAGTGTTAACGAAAGCCATGGGAAAAGAGCGGGCAGCCCATCCTATCAGCCAGCGCTTGCCTCGTCAATACTTCCTAGACACCTCAAGAGTCACGGTGCCGGTGGCGACGGTCGTTGAGGTAGTGGATTCATTCCGCAGCCACACGTCGATGGCGTCAGTGCGGCATTGACCAAACAGAAATGTAGCGTTAGTGGTGTTTTTGTCATAAGAAATCTTGTTGATAAAGTCTCCCAGTTTTACCCCAGGGGCTGAGATACTCAGGGTCGCCACATCGTTTGCGGCGATGGTGCCTGGGCTCCATGCGGAAGTGAAGGTTGATGGGTCAATACCGGGGGAGTTACGGACCACCGGAGGGAAGTTGTGAGTATCGGAACTCCTTTCTATGATGTTTGTTGGGTTGTTTAGGGCGTTACAGCCGTCGATTACGACGTTTGTAGGGGTGGCGGCAACCTGAACACCGATACCTGGAATGCCCTCGAAGTCATCGTTATACCAGTCGCAGTTTCGGATTCGACCAGTGCCGATGGTTATGTCATCAGTTAATCCTATTGCCTCGACTCCAGTAGCTGGCTCAGTCCGTACTCGAATGCCGTACTGAGCGTTATTCCAGCCGTCGATTATGTAGTTATCAATTAGGATATTTTGTCCTCGCTCTATCAGGATGCCTCCGCGGCCCGAGTTTCTAGCTACGTTGGTGGCTATGTTTAAGTTGGTTAGTTGGATGTTGCTTGTACGCAACGAGCTAACCCTAAGAGCGTCTAGCGTGTGACCACCGATTTGTCCTTTTATACTTACACCCCTTATCGGCCAGCTCTCTGTAGCAGTTGCTCCAGGGCCGGAAATATTGACTCCATACCCATTATTGATGATTTGGAAAGCCGCTCCGCTGAATGTGTATGTCACCGTGTAGGTGGAGCCCGTAGTTGGTTCGGCTCCAGCAGGCGACCAATCAATGCCGCTTGTTGTTACATTGTAGTCTACTCCTTCCGTGTAGATAGTGCTCCCTTGCTTGACCTCTTTGACAAGCGTAACCGAGGACTCTGTTAGTAAGTCTGTCCCACCAGATGCGCCTTTTGTAAGTGTATCTGTCTTCTCGTTGATGGTCCTCGCTCCACCGCCGGAGATCCACCCATCCCAGAATACACTGGTGATGGTCCCGTTGGTTGCGCTAATGGCCAAGCCCGTCCCAACGCACTTGTCAGACATGCAGTTCACAAAGGAGACGTTGCCGATAAAGTCTCCGAACTGACTTAGTAGTTGATAGTTGGCATCCTGGGTTCCAGCGATGTGAGCTTGATTGACCCAGAGGCCGTCACATCCGATGACCCGAAGACCTACAGACAAAGATGCCCCAGGGAATGGGTTGAGAGATGGACGACTTCCCCATAGGTTAAGGTTGGAAATATAGTGGTTGGCACCAGGGTAGAACCCAGCAGAGATGGCTCCAATTAAGATGCCAAACCTTCCAGATGGTAGGGCTGGTCTATCTTGAATATCAATGTAAAGGTTGTCTGCACGCAGCTCTGCACAGCTCCTGACCTCAATTCCGGCGTTGCCATTTTCGATAAGTATGTCTTTAACATACGGCATCCATATGTGCCTAAACGAGATGTGGTAGCCGGTTGTCATGGTGTCGGCTGTGGCAACTATTTTGCCATTGATAAGGCCAGTGGGGGAGAATGTATAGCGATAGGTGTCAAGGCTGGTTATGTCGTAGCCAAAGGTGAACGTCGGTCCATAGTTCGTTGACCTTGCAAGAATTGCTTTGTTTAGGTCGATCAGGATATAGTTTCCTGGGACGGTAATTGTTGCCGTTAAGTTGTAAGTGACGCCGTGTTCTAGTTTGACAATGGCAGGGCGGTTGAGTGCTGCCGCTGCATTCACTGCTGCCTGTAGATTCTGCGTGGGCGTGCCACCAGTGAAGTCCGTGATATTGATTTCTAGCTTGTCAAGGTTGATGTCAATTTCTGGAGTGACCACCTTATCGACAATAGGCTTCTTCCGCGGCCTTGAAGGTCGAGCATTGTTGTGAACGAAAAGGCTATTGATTGACGCTGGAGGATTAGTGCGGGCCATGGTGGTGACTAGGCCCGCACAGTGCGGGCGGGATGATTAGCTGCCTTGTCCTCGGCTCAATTTCCTGCCGTGACTCGGTTTACTGTGGGCGCCATTGCCCTGTCGCGTCTTTTTAGGGCGGGACACTGGGCGCTGATTGCGCTGCCCACTGATGCCGGTTTTAGCCTTGACTGCCATGGGAAAAGAAAGAAAGCGACAGTCTACTGCTGCTCCAGGGCGGAAAGGCGAGCTTCAAGGGCTTCAATTTGCGCACGCTGCTCTTGCACTACGTTGACAAGGTGGACAACGTAGCGGTCGTATTGCACGCCATCAGGCGCTCCTTCTGCATTGTGATGCACAAGACGAGGATCAATCTCTTCCACTTCCTCGGCAATAAAACCCCAGTAACTATTTTCTTTTGGATCGCCCTCGCAAATAGAGCGATACCACACGGGCCTCGTCCCATAGACGATTTCCTCGCTCTGTTCTAGGTTGGCGGTTTCTACGTCTGTCTTGTAACGAATGGAGGAAGTAGAGCGCTGGATGCGACCGCCTGAAGTGAGAAAGGCATTGGCCGCAGATGCTGTTGTGTCAGTGATCGTCGTAAGTAGGAACGTGTTGGAAGCCGCGTTCAAATAGAGGGCGCCATTGCTTGTTGAAATTTCTGTAGTGGCAGCAAACAGCATTCGTCGCCCGCCCGCCGACTGGGAATTACCAAAGTCAAGACGGAACATCTCCACTCCGCTTGCCGCAATCGCAGGCGTATTAGCAGCAGCCCTGAACATGCCAGTATCTGTGTCGTTCTGCCAAACGAACGACGGCAGTGCAGCAGTGTCAGCGCCTACGCCATAGAAACGACTGTTCGTATTGGTTGACTGATCCAATACTTGCACCACGGCATCTTGCGTGTTGGTTGCAGTGATGGTTCCGCTGGGCACAAATGCAACGGCAGAAGCAGTTTGCCCCACTGCAGCAGTGCTCAAGTCAATTTCATTCCAAGCGCTACCGTCGCTCAGGATCAAGTCGGGAGGCGCAAGCGCAACGCCAGGGGCGGGGGAAGTGCCGGTGCCGCCGCTTGATACCACAACATAGAAACCATTGTTTTGATCAGAAGCTGCAGGCAGGCCGCTGCCCACGATCAAGCCAATAGCATCACCCTGATCTGTGACGGTTGCGACTGTGTTATTGGCGGCGTTGTAAGTACCAGCAAAGATAATGCCTCCAACGCTGATACCAATGGGCTGCCAGACATTGCCGTCCCACATAAAGAAGCTGCGCTCTAGCGGGTTGAAGAAAAGCTGGCCGGTGTATTCAGCCTGTGGAGCCGTGTTTGCAATTTGAGCAGTGGAATAGTCAGCTAGTTTTGCGCCGTTGACAGAATCATCGGCAAAGCGTTCTGTCGGGAACTCGCCAGTCTCAATTTGGGAGGCATTAAGTGCTGGAATGTCGAGAGTGGTAAGGCCAGTCGCAGCAGAAATATGGCCTTGGCTGTCAAAAGTGAAACCATTGATGGTCGTCCCAGAAACGCTATTAACGTGGTTAATGACGCCGCTGGTTACGCTTAAGCCAGTACCAGGGCTCACTGCTCCAACCGTGCCGCTAGTCGCCAGAGGCAGGTCACTAGCCACAAGCGCACGGAACGTAGGGGCTACGCCACTGCCGCTAGTCGGCCCTGCCCAGACAGTGTTAGCAGACTGCGCACTGCTGCTGACAGTGATGGTGGAACTGAAATTATCTGGATACGATGGGGAGAAGCTGAGGGGAGTGCTGCCAGAAAAAGCAAGCGTGGCAATTCCACTGAGGCGCTGCCAAGCAGAGCCAGTCCACGTATATTCAAGGCCCGTGTTGGTATTGACATGTTGCTGACCAATGAACGCACCACTGGCGACAGGCGCTGCAGTGCCAACTACAACGGCAGAGTTGTCATTGAGCTTGTCAGCCGTTACGGCATTATCTCCAAGCTTTGCTACAGTAACTGCCCCGTCCGCAATCTTGGCGGAACTAACCACGCCGCTTGCAATGGTGGCAGCAAACGTGCCACTACCAGTGCCAGTTACGTCGCCCGTCAGCGTGATCGTTTGATCGCCCGTGTTCGTGCCAGTGCTGGTGCCAGCAAACGTGCTGCCATTTGTCCATGTGCCGTTGGCAGTGGCAAGCGTGCCCAGGCCGAGCGTTGCACGCTGCGTAGTGGCGTCTGCGTCGTCCAGCAAGGCCCTTCCCGCAGCCGTGCAGGCAATCTCTTCAATGGTGCCGCTAGTGGCCGAGCTACGCCCCAGCAGGCGGTCCCCAGAGGACACTGCTTGAATGCGGTCGTAGTTGACAGTGTTAGCAGCCAGGCGAGTGCCAGTGATTGTGCCAGTGGCAATGTTGCCAGCCAAGATCGTGCCGCTTGCAATTTGCGCAGTCGTGATCGTGCCGCTTGCAATCTTCGCGGCAGACACACTGCCATCGGCATAGGCAGCAGTGTTCAAGCCAGAAGAAACAATTTGAGCCGTGGTGATCGTGCCACTTGCAATCTTCGTTGCACTGATCGACCCATCGCTAATCCCTGAAGCGCCAAGCACTACTTGCTGGTAGCTCGTCCCATTGAAAACTTGCAGGTTGCCAGTGGAGCTATTGAAAAAGCCTCTCCCTTCAAAGTTATCCCCGCTAGGCGCCGTGGTCTGCACGGCAATGGAACTGTCGTTTGCCAGCTTTGCTGCCGTAATGGCATCATCGGCAATGGAGGCAGTGCCGAGCTTGGTAGTGCTGTTCTGGTTGAACAGGCCAAGGTTGAGAGTGCCGCTAGGGACCAATGCCACGCCAGCAGCAACCAGCTCGCTAACAGTGGTCTTCTTGGTTTGTGACGCCGAAACATCAACAACCGCCAATAAGTCTCCAGATGCTATTGCTGCTAATGGCAGCGCTGGCAGTTGTGAGATTCTTTGGTCAGCCAAGGTGGTATCCTCTCAACAGTTATGCTTAGTCTAATCTTCCACTTCTTGCAAGAGGAAGTCTAGCGACTGTTCAAGGCCAATCAAGCCAGCATCTTCTTTCAGGATGTAACCCGAAGGCTGGCCAACAAGAAGCTTGATTTCGCCAGTGCTTACGAAGTCAATAGTGCAAGAGACAATGGAGCTATCCTCCACTGTAATTCCTGCCCTTGTCACCATCGCCCCCACTTCGTAGAAGACGCTACTTGCGCCAGGGGTGGATGTGCCGTCAGTTAAGTAAAGCGCAAGGTCAAACTCGCTGCCAATGTCTAGTCGTTGAATGAGTTGAAGCATGAGCAAGGGCATTTCCTTTGCTCCGCTGGTCTTGTAGTCAAACAAGCAATCAATGGTGCCATTGCCGCTGATTAAGCCAGCCGTGTACTGGCTGCGAAACTTGTCCGCAAGACTGGTGGTGTCAATGGCCTCGCGGTCGGTGTTGAACGTATAGCTAGTGACATTGCCAAGCACGTTATAGGCCGTGTCCTTCACTTGTATCTCAATGTCAAGAGGCGCGCCAGTAAAAACCTGTAGAGGCACTTCTCTGGCCCTTACGTTGTTTACGGCATCCTCAAAGCTGCGGAAGAATCGCAAACCGCCTGCTGCGTTCACATTGATGTAGAGGCTCACTTCATCGTTTAACTGGTTGTCAAGCCAAGTCGATGGAGGAAAGCAAACGAGCTTTCGCGGATCGCTAGTGAGCATCTCTAGCCGGTCGCCAGTGAGAAGATTGTCAATGGCGCTGTCAAAGCTAAGGCGATTCAGCGACAGATTCACGTCGTCTGGTACTATCTGCTCACTCAGTCGCCCATAGCTCAGCTTTAGTCCACGCCGAAGCCGGATGTTCCCTTTGTGCCCAACGAATACTGTCATGCTGTTCCTTATTCAATCACTTCAACAAAATCACCATCCATCGTGAACTGAATGGAAACCGTACTGAGTTCTCCAGTGCTGGAGCCAACCTGCGCAGATGTAATGTATGCGTCCAGCTTAATATCATCTTCGTCCTTGTTGCCCACATTGAGGATCAAGCGCACTCGATGATTGGTGTTAATCTCACCAATCCTCATGATATTCCCAAGAAGTTGCGTAAATTGTGTGTACTGACTACTTTCGCCGCTCTCCAGTCGATAGTAAAGCAGTGTTGCGCTACCAGTGGCTCCTTTTACGCCAGGAGTGAATGTGTTGGCGACACTGCTAATGTCATTAGTGGAAAGAAGCTCTACCGTTGTCTCAAGCGACCAGTCACGGATTTTGGCCACTGAACTGCCGTTGTACCTCAGCGATCCAGTGCGGCCAGTATAGAAGCCCATATCACCTATTGTTTTCTATCAGCTTAGCCACTAAGCATCACCAATGCCCTATAGCACCTTGAATAGGTCGTTGGAGAAATTAGCCACCCTGCTCAGCAGCTTCCCTCCAGAATCCTGGCAGGGGTGCTCCATGGCCTTAACAGTCACTTCTCCTTCCTCGTCCATCGCCACCTCTGTCACCCTGAACACACGCTTTCTGTTGTTCTTCACGCCCAGTACGAACATGGCGCCCTCTTTGCTTGAAAGGGAAGCTGCGCTAATGACGCCGGTTGTGGCATTATTCACCACAGCCACGCCAGACAAGCTCTCGACTTTCTTCCCTGCTTGATACACAAGCATGTCATAGTTGCTGCTAACGATGGAGGAGCGTAAGGGGATGTTCAGTTCACCATCCTGCATCACCATGCCAGAGGATATGCGGTCCCAAGTGTTGAGGCCAATGTCCACGTAGATGTAGCTACCAGGCGACACGGGAGAATCAGTGGGGAATGTCTTGAACTCAACGCCCCGTCTCATCCATCGCCGCTGGTTACACAGCAACTTGCCAAACAGAATCGCTTGGTCTCGTTGGGTGACAAACTGCGACAAGTCAAGCGTTTGCCTGATTGCTGCGCCTTCTTGCGCGTCGGCCAAGCTCACTTGCACGCTTGCATTGCGTGGAAACACGTCTTGTACTTCCGTGTCTCGATAAATGATGGTTGCAATGAGGTCTTGCGAACTGTCGCCATAGTCCACAAACTCTTCCTTGTAGCTGCCTTCAAGGATGTTGCCTGCCGTGAACATGGCAGAAATCGTCACTTCCCGATCAGTCTCTCCCCTTCTGTTGGTTGGCACTGCAGGGATGAGGGTTTCCTTGCCGCCAATCCTTGCAAGCTCCAGCAGGCTGTAAGGAGCCACTTCCGCCCAGAACTGCCGCCACGATGACAAGTCGGCAATCACGCCGTCCATGAACAAGCGGACGCCTAAACCATTGTTCTTGCAAAACCGCTTAGCAAGCGCCAAGCTTTCCCAGTCAATGCCTTCTGGCTTGGCATATTTACCAATGCCATTGTCTGTATCAAGAACAGTGTCGGCAAAAATGTCAGGCGCATAGCTTGTGGAATTGGCGCTCCTGCTGCGCGTGCCATCTTTCTCGTCTACCACCCAACTTTCCTTGCCTTCTGTCACATAGGCGGTGATAGATCGCAAATCCTGTACGCCTTTGCCTGAATACACGCCAAGCGCAGCCATGCTCATAGCTTCATACTTACCGCTTGTACCGCCCACTTGCTGTTCCGTAACAGCAGTAATCTTGAACTCAGGCCCGCCTTCAAAGCTGAATTGTGTGCTGGTATCAGACCGCACAGAGAACAAGTCCCATTCGTTGGTGTAGAGAGGGCCTCGCTCCTCCAGGGCGTCCTTATTGAGCAGGCCAGCATTTACCAACGATCCTGTCCATTTAATCCTTCCCCCATCGCCCAGCCCATAACTAGAACGCTTGCCGCTGTTTTCAATGAAAGCAAACTGCGACTGACCGCTATCTTGCGTTTCTGCGCCAATATCACCAATGGGTTCCATCTTGAACTCCCACTTAGCTGTAGACGGAGCCTTGAAATCTAGGCCAACGAAGTTGTCTTGATCTGCTGCGCGTCTTACGGCAAAGACAATGGGAATGGCAATATAATCACGATTGCCAGTCTTTCTGTAGCTAACAGTGAAGAATGCCATTCGCCCTTGAATGCCATTGTCACTCATCTTGTAACCATCGGGAGCATCCTTCTCTCCATATTTCTTCTGTCTCCCCTGGATGCGCCGGAACAGTTTGCAGCGCAATGAAAACTTCACATAGTCACAAGCAGTGACAGTTTGATAGGCAGCAGAGTCTGCCTTGACGAGGCATTTGGTATAGAAGTTATCATCGGCAGCGCCTTGCAAGTCTTCCCAGTTTTTAAGGGCGTAGTCGAGAAAGTTGATCGCTTCTTCTTTCTCTTTAATTAGGGAGTCCATATAGCCTTTGACGGCTTCTGTACCAATGGCATCAGTGGTGAACTCTCCCTTCAAGTCGGCAACGCGCCTCTTGATAGCGACAATGCCACCAGTACCATAGCGATTGCCGTCAAGACCAACGAATGGGCTAGTAGTTCTACGAAGGAATTGTGAATAGGCTTTACGTCGCTCAGCAATGCTGTCGCTCAAAATGTCGTCTTTGATTTCCCTGCGGCGTTCAATTTGCTTTTCTAGCTCCGCAATTCGCTTGCCACCTACCTCTAGCTTTGTTCCATCAGTCAGCACTTGAGTGCCGCTAATCTTGGCTGTCTCTGGGGAGAGCTTGTACGCTTCTAAGATGCGCTTTTCCAACTCTTCCTTGAGGCTGTCAATATCTTTCTTGACAGCTTGAAATGCGGCATTGTTCTTCGCCTCTTTGCGCAATTGCTTGTCGTAGTCGCCTGCCAGTACATCGTCCCTGAGCTGGCGGACTTTCTCTAGGTCGTCGTCAAGCTCCTTTCGCAGCTTTGCAACAGACAGGCGAGGTTTGTCTGACAAGAAGCGTTCAAGCTCTTTCTTGCTGTTTGCCAGCGATCCTCCGCGAGTGACAATGTAAGACTGCCTCTCGTCTAGTTCGTCTCTCCATTGGATGGTTTCCGTGCCTTGGAAGGAATAACGCTTGCCTAGAAAGCGAAACTCAACGTCACCGGATTGCTCCGTGGTGGTGTCATAGTCGTCGCTATTGGTGACCCTCCTGAGGAACGTGGGGATGGCATCGGCGCGAGGGGCCTCGTCCAAAAGCTTGGGGCCTGTTGTTTCCGCGTCAGAAGCTTTTGCCTTTAGCACCTCTTGAGCGGTTTCTAGGTCTTCTCTGTCCTTGTCATCCCACGTTTTAGCTTTCGTTTCGTCGTATGGCGTGAGTGGCCTGCGGCCAGGCTCCACACATTCAAAGACGGCCTCCACTTCATTCTTGTCTAGGTTGGTCTCATCACTCACGCCAACCAGCTTGAACTTTGCGCTGCCAAGCTTGTAGACAGCAGCTTGGTCAAGTGACGACACCATTTGATAGCGCAAGTTCTTAGCGGCTTCTTGAGCCACCTTGTCTTGTCGCCTAAATGCTTTCTCAAAAATAAGCGTGAGCTTATCGCCTTCTTTGTAGCGCACATCGCTGCCCGACTGCCAGCTCCCTCCCTTAATACGAATGCCCAAGTCTGCCCAGTCTGGCCGCCCTGACGTGCGACGCTCCTGAATCTCCACGTTCACTGGAATGGGATCGTAAACGCCAATGGAAGTGAGGCTGCTAGGCGTGAAGGCTTGGCTGTAGCCCTCTAGGCGCTTGTCACCATCTCGCAATTGGCATACGTCAGAAGACGATGGGGCTCCGTCCCTAGTTGGATCTTTGCCATCACCCAGCACTTTATTGTTGTAGCTGACATTGCCGTTTTGGTTGTAGTAGAGCCAAGTGTTGGCACCACTGAACTGTCCTAATGGAAGCTGGCCAAATGCCACTCTGTCAAAGTCAATCGTTTTGACTTTCGCTGCGCCTACCAACAAAAGCAGTTGCATGAACTGACTACTGCCATAGCTTTCCACGGCAGACCATACGAGCGACGTGGCAACACGCACTGAACCACGGGCGTTGTCTTTGGAGCAGTAGACGAGGTTGACTGGTTGGCCGTATTGCGCAAGCTCTTGGGAGGAATTGAAGCCAAAGCGTGGACTAAAGCGCTGCTCTCTGGGGCGTCGTTGATTCTGTTCTTCCGGCTTTGGCGCTAACAACGCTGCCGCCACCTGAAAGACAATGCCAACAATGGTGAGGATCAGTGCTACCTCGGCCACCCCGTTCTGCGGCTTCTCCAGAATCTGCTCAGGAGACTTTTCGCAGTCTCTCGTTGCCATCAAGAAGTCAAGATACTCTTGCTTCGTAATGCCAAGGGCTTCCACCAGTTGGTGTTCGTATGGCAGCAGCGGACGATTCATTTGCGCAGTCTAAAATAGTGGCCAATGGTAGGAGGCATGGGAGCAATCACCACGCCATTCTTTTTGTGAATGTGCAAGATTCGCCCATCATCCATTACTGTCCCCATCGCTCCTCCATTCTGCCCCTCCATGAGCACCACGGCATGAGGCTCCGGTCCTTCTAGGCGAGTGCCATTCTTTAGCAGCCATCGAGCCATGAACCACGATGGCAGAGAATCGTCAGTGTATTGCTCAAACACCCAAGCAAAGTCTGGCGCGTAGTCGTGGTAGCCAAGTCGCTTATGCACTTCCGCAGCGAGCAGGCAGCAATCCACAGTGCCGCTTCCATCGCCAGGTACTGCGGCCCATGCCCGATTAAGCCCAATCAAGTCGTGGAAGCTCATTGCAGATAGAGTTCGGCATTGAGAGGCAAGATGCCCACATTGTCCACGCTTAGCGTGCGAGCAGGGAACGATGCTCCTACGCTGTCCATTGCGCTCCTGAAGCGAAGTTCCACGGTTTCGTCGCTATAGCTTGCACCAATGCCAATGTAGTAGTCAGAGAAGCCTGGTACAAGCTGATCAGAGGCTGTCACCCATGCCGTTGTCAGCTCTAAGGCGCTGAGGCGGTTTCCGTCAGAAGCTTCCACCATCCGCACGATGATTTCCTCTGCAGGAAACAACACGCGGAATTGTTGGTTTTCGCCATTGAGACTTGCCATGGCGCCGTCCGCTTGGAATGGCGCGAAAGTGTAGCCTCGCCCGTTAAAATTTTTGCTCTGGCCAATGAAGTAGTTTTGCAGTCGATATGTAGCAGTTTTGTCTGCACTTGTGTAGTCAAAGAACTGGCAAAGGCGAATAACTGTCATAGGTCAATGTCACCCTGCAATTCAATGGTTACATTGCTGATTTCTCTATACACTGACTGAATGGTTGGAGGTCCAACGTATTCCCATTGAATGTCATAGGGAGACTGAATAAAACCCTGTAAATTGTTTGTCATTCCAGCAAAAAGGCCGTTAGGAAGCCTGAAGCGCTCAAAGCCTCCCGATGTGTCCCTGTAATGACGCAACAATTCAACGGTATCAGGATCGTGGAGGTTCTGGTAGAAAAGGGAGAGCTTGTAGCTGTTGGGCTTATTGCCAAAGCTGCGCTTAACTGTCGCACCAGATAGCGCCCGATACGTCTTAATGGGAAACTGCCCAAGCGTGAACTCGCGCTGGGAGGGAACGATGGAGGGGAATGTTTGACTCATGATCAGCGCCCTCTCATGCCAATGCGGCTTCTAGTAGCAGGGCTCTGTTGAATCTTATCGAGAGTCATGTTCATCCCACGAAGAGCACCGTCTTTTGCAGCCTGGCGACGAGTGGAAGCCATTGCTGCCTCTAGTTGATCCCTGCTGACGTATTCTACGCCGCCAATGTTGGTGCTCTCAAACTTCATGGAAAGAATAGGCGCCATCGCCTGTATTGGGCTCATGGTGTTCATTGCTTCGCGCAGGGAGGCTGATTGATCGTTCATTTTCACGGGGATGGAGCGACCGTCAGGCAGGGGCACAATGGCTTCGTTGTAACGACCTTCTCCAACCATTCCGAGCGTGGGGCCATTCACCACTCCACCATTGGCAAAGAACTTCAGTCCAGTATTGAAGTTCCAAGGAATGCCACTTCCGCCGCTCATCGCAGCAGCACCTCCGCCACCACCAAACAAACCGCCAAGGCCGCCCAGAGCGCTAAAGCCGCCCAATGCACTGCCCAGGCTCATGGCGATAGAGCCAATGCCGCCAAGCACGCCAGACACGCCACCTTCCTTGATTTGGCTGATGCCTGCCGTAATGCCGACAATGGAACTGGCCGCAATGCCCACCGCAGAGACGGTCTTGCCAAGGTTTTGCTGCCAAGTGGTTGTAGCAGTCGCGCCTTTGCGGGCTTCCTCGACAAGCGATGAAGTGACTGCAGACGTGTTGGCATTGAATTGCTCCATTGCCTGTCCCATGCCTCCCAGTGAATCTGGGAACTGCCATGCCTGTTCAGACGCTTCTTGCATAGCCTTTCCGCTCATTTCAAAGGCTGGCGCATTTAGTACATCGCCCATCAAAGGCGATGGCAGAGAAGCGTTGCCTCCAAAGGCTTGTCCAGAGGCGCCAGCAGGGGTGCCTTGCAGTGCTGCCGTATTACGATCAAGGGCTGCAATTTGACGCTCCATAGCTGCAATGGTTTCAGCTCTCTGCTCTTCTTCGTTGGGCAGGCCAAAGACGTTGAGCAGTTGATCTTTGAAGAACTTTTCAACTGGCTTCATCGAGAAGTCGATGAACATTGTGAACACTTGCTTAGACAGACTTTCCTGCATCCGCTTAGCAGCTTCTTTAATGTCACCTCCGCTCATAATGTCAACGAACAAGCCCTTGTAGCTTGACAGCACGCCATCAACGGCATCATTCACTAAGGCGGCGGCTTCTTCCATAGCCTTCATCGCGTCAGCGTTTTTCAACGCCAAAAGCGAAGCCTCCAGTACTTCTGCGTTGTATGCGGCTTGCTGCGTCGTTACGGATTCCAGCGCTTTTGTGTGTAACGCGATTCGATCCTGTACTCCCTTTAACTCGGCCTCGTAGAGAGCCTGCATTTCTCCTCCTTTCTTGACCTGCTCTGCAAGCGTCTTCTCTTGAACTTCCAACTCTGTAATTTTCTGCCTATAAGTTTCCGCTTGCAATGTGCCAGCAATGTCGGCTCGCGTGATTTGCTCGCGAGCTTGGATGTACTCCTCTGGAGCGCCTTGCAGAAGGAGGGCATTGCGTTCTTTTAGCAACTGCGCATCAAGACGCAGTTGTTCAACGGGGAAGATTTCTCCCACTTGTTGCGCAAGAAGTGCGCGGGTTTGCTCAAGGTCAACCCTCGCCCCATTGACAACTTTCCCTAGCTCAATGGCTAAGACGTTTGCCCTCTCCATTTCGGCCAGTTCAACGCTGAACTCAGCACCTTGTTCGGCCCTAGCAATAGACTGCCTAGCACCAGAGGCGGGCCTCTTCATGCCACTAAACTCAACGTGGCCGCCGTGAGAGCCTGGGTAATCGTGGATGTTCCAGCCATACTGGGCGCCATGTCTTTTAATCCATTCCAAAGACCGCCCATGTATGTCCATTGCAGTGCCGGCTAGGTGTCGAGAACCCGTGGCACCTCCAACCGCTGCATTTTTACGGGCCGAGCGCTGGGAGCTGGCAATGTCACTTCCCCTTACCTGTCCACCGGACGCTGTAATCATCGCCGCAAAGGCTTCTGCTGCCTCCCTGCTGAATACAACAGGACGACCCTGCGCATCTTTAACACCTGGCACCGTATAGCCGCTTCCCGTTTCAGGATGGATCACTGGCACCGCTACTCCCAGCGTGGCCACAGAAGCAGGCGGGGCTGCGCCAGTCACGGAGGGAAGCACTGGAGCTGCGGGAGGCGTCAAGAACTGCCTTGCTTGACGTTGAATCTCGGGAGGCTGCGCCTGGCTACCGCCTGGCAGCGATGGCCAAGTGCCTTGGCTCAGGATCGCGTCAGCATCATCAAACCTTCCCGCGACAATCGCCTCATAAGCGCGTGGCCGATGCCGCTTGATCCACCCTTCAACTGCAGCAGCCGACTCGCTGTAGTTTGCCGATCTTGAGTTTTTCCCTCCAGAAGCAGCAAGGGCTTCTTGATGGAATGGTCCCTTTGTCTGGAAGTAGCCCATTGCTCCAGACCCTTCCGCATTGGGCACGTTCCTGATGCGTGTCTCAAGGAAAGCAAGTCGCCTTAGGTAGTTCTGAACATTACCCTGTCCGCCCATCGCCGCCGCACCTTCTGCGGGCAGCAGTGCCGCCGCTTGTTGACTTGCCGCCCGCAGCGCCTTGGCCGCATTGATTTTCATGCCAGCTTCCGTGACGCGAGCAGTGGCCTCAGAAAGACGCCTGGTGCTACGCATTTGTATTTCAAGAAGCTCTTTTTCATTGCGCTTATTCTTGGCATGTATTTCATTCATGCCAGCCATTTCATAATCAAACTTTGCATCCATGAGCGATTTTTCCAGCTCAAAACTTTGCTCTGCTAGTTCGCGCATTTGCTCGTAGCGGAGCTTGTCTTTATCGTTCTGGAACTCAGCAGTTGCAGTGATTAGCTGTCCTTGTTGTCGAGCATATTGCTCCGCAAGGCGCTGTTGCTCTGCGGCAAGTTTTGCGCGATCTTCTTCAGCTTTTCTGGCTGCCTTGTCTGGATCACCAGAAGGCTGTAGGTCAATGGGGGTGAGGGCTTGCTGTTTGCTTTGATTGGCCACTTGAACGGCGGTTTTCAACTCATCCGCTGCGTTTCCTGCGTCACTTAACGCTTCACGCCAAGCAATTTCAGCTAGTTGTAAATTGGCACTAGCCTGCTGTTGTGTGATGTCAGGCGATGCCCCGACAAGAGGAACGCCTCCTGCAGCCCGTTGCACAAAACCGCCGGGGCCACGGGCTAGTCCTGCGGCTAATCCACTGCGTTGAAGCCTGGCGAAATCCTCTTCCGATACCTGCTGAGGGCCTTTCGCGGCAATCGTCGCCAAGATGTCGCGTGACCTCTTGAAGGACTGCACTCTCTCTTCCGCTTCACCTAGCTTCCGTGTTATAGGCTCAGTCATGCCAGCAACGGCCATCTCGTTCAATTCATCACGTGCCTTCCTAGCCCTTGCCGCAGACTCTGCCAGCTTTTGATTTACTCTGTCAATCGAATTGGCGAGTATTTCAAAAGCAGTCCACACGGCCGCTACGACAATGCCAGCAAGAGCCGCCTTTGCAGCCGCAGACGTGGCAATAAGAACTCTGAGCTTCACAATGGTCGCTTGAGTTTGAGTGGCAAGCAGGACCAATCCTCTCACCGCTGCCACGATTCCAGCCTTCGCCATAAGCTGAAGTGCGGCAGTTACAAGCGCAACCTTCGCGGCAAAGTTGGCCAAGAATCCACCAACGGGAGTATTGATGAATCGAGCAATTTGCTCCAATGCGAACAAAATGAACCTGCCCAGCTCCGCAAATGTTGGCGCCAGGCTCATAATCACATCGCCTAGCGCCCTGCCAATTTCAGTGATCTGCTGGAACACCGTATAAATGGCTAGTGCTTGCCCGCTCAATGCGCCAGCGGGGCCAGCGTTGCCTTGCGCTGCAGCAGCGAATGCTTGCACTGCTTGCGTTGCACTTGCAACAGCCTCAGAGATCAATGGGAAAGCCTGTTGTGCAACAATGTTTACAAGCGGCTCAAATGCCTCGTACAGCCTCAGCACGCTATTCTGCATGTCATTCAGCGCACCACGAAGAGTTTTGGCAGCACCAGCCGCACCTTGAGAAAAGTCTCGATTTAGCAGAATGCCTACATTATTAAGCACTTGCTGCATTGCCTTGCCCCTGAAAGCTCCGTCCTCCATCGCCTTGGAGAACTCAGGAATGTCCATTTGCGCTGCTTCTGCGAAAAGCGCCAATGCTCCAGGCAGCACGTCGCCCAACTGCCCACGCAGCTCTTCTGCCGTGATCTGCCCCTTGCTCGCCATCTGAGAAAGGGCGTATGTCACCCTGTCTACCTTGTCGGCACTCAAGCCGAATGTGGCAGCAGCCTTTGACACACCAGTGAACAGGTTTTGGATTTCTTCCGCGCCAAACCCTGCAGGCGCCATCGAGGCGTACATGCGGGCAAAGCCTTCCCTGATACTTGCCAATGGCACGGCAAAGCGATCCGCCAAATTGTCTAAGAAGGCAAAGGAACGGTCAGTCTCCGCAGCGGAGCCAGTGATGGCATTGAGCTGGTTGCGGATAGACTGCAGGGCGCTAGAAGCATCCAGCGCCTGACGCGGCAAGTCCATGATGAACGCCAAGCCCTTGTAAGCAGCGCCATACAGCAACACTTGTTTCGTAGCTTGCCCGAACTCTCCAGCAAGCTCCTCAATAGCACCAGCAAGCGGCACTCTTGCTTGACGAAGGTAACGGTCAGCTTCTCCTAGCGACTTGGCGAATCGACCACCAGCGAGGTAGCCAGAGGGAAGTGCGGTAGAAGGTCTTTCCCCGCCTCCTCCGTAAGGCGCAGGAGTCCGACCAACACCAGGGGGAAGTTGAGGTGGGCCGCCTCCACCAACGCCTTCTGCCATCACTGACAAGCCACGCGCCGCTGATCTTTGATACGCCTGTGCAATGCGATCTTGCACGGACATACCAGTAGCGGAAGGCAGTAATCCTGCGATCTGCCGACCACCCAACGCTGCCTGCATGGAAGTGCCAAGATCACGCACGTTTACGGAGCGCACTGCAGCATTCAACTCGGCTTTTATTGAATCGACAAAAGCATTGGCGGCTCCGCGTAGAGCTTCTTTTAGAGATGGGGAAAGAATGTCGCCAACAAGTCGCTTTTGCTCTGCGAATGACGTGCCGGGTAGTGCTGCAAAGTTTGCGCCAGGCGGCAGCGCCCTGCCAGTAGAGGATGGGCCAATGGGAGGGCGAGAGCTTGGCGGCACCTGAGCAGGCCAGTTGATCGCAGGAGGGGCAAGCCTCGCTCTTCGTTGTGCCGCAACCTGCGCCGGGTCCATGCCCAGCATGTGGAAGACGCCCCTGGCAAACGTATCCAACACTCGCTGCACGCCGCTCCTGTCTGGATTGCGCATCACAGCCTGAGGATCAAGAAACTTCTTGATCATCTCCACCGACGCATCGGCAACAATCTTTTGAATGATGTTGCCCTTGTTTAGTTTGCTAACGCCAGATACATTCATCTGCTTAGCAATCTGCCTCAGTTGCTCATTCGTGAAGCCACCAGTCTCTAAGCGGGATTGAAGCTGGGAACGTCGAGCGGCTTCCGTGACGCCGCCGCCAGCCATTCGTGCCGCACCCATTGCGCTAATGGTTTGCATTCCACGCGCTACCTCGGCATCAATTTCTGCTTGCGTCTTGGCGCCGCCACGAATTGCCGCTGATTGCAGATTGGCCTTTACGTCAATAGTGGTAGAACCAAGCTTTCTAACTACATCTGCCTTGAACTTGCTCGCGGCACTATCGGACAGTGGCTGCAGTCCCACGGGAAGCAGTATCTTGCCCCCTTGAGCCATGATGCCTCTGTAGACATCAGCGCGAATCTTGCGGGCTTCACGCTGACTGACTGCTGCCCTGCCACTAACAGGAATCTCTAGCTTTGTATCTTGCAGTGCCTCCAGCCTGTCTTTCAGTTTTTCTGCTTTCGCTATGGAAGCGTCAAGCTGAACGTCTTTAATTTTCAGCGTGAACGTTTTGCTGTTCAGAAAACGATCAAGAGCCTTGTATTGAGTGACAATCAGGCGCCTGTCAAATTGCGTGCGCAGCGTAATTGGTTGCCCACCAAGCTGCGTGCCAATGGTTGAAATTTGCTGCCTGAGAAGAGCCAGGTCAAGACCAACTGATAGCCTTAGCTCAGGAGCGGCCATATCGCAGCAACATGCCTATTATCACTTAGCTTAACGAACTATTCTGCATTCTCACGCGAGGATGCAGTCTTGATCTCTTCTGCCAACATACCAATCAGTCTTCCATCCATCCGTCGAGTTTTGAGCAATTGACGCAAAATACGCAGGCTCTCTTCCGTCACGCCCGTATCCTTCTGCATCTTGCGCGTATCAAACGGCAGGAAGTCAGCAGGGCTCACTCTTGCCTTCTTGCCACCCAGCGCACCAACCACCACTGCGCCAAGTTTGGCAGTAGCAATGTTGTCGATGTTATGGCGATTCACGTCATGGCGCTCAATCCACTTCAGCGCCTTCACCACGTCCTTAGTTCTTTGCAAGCCAAAGTTACGCGCTGACCAACGATCATCCCGGTATTCCGATGCGGAAAGTCGGAAGTAAATGTCGTCCCAGCGCGTAAGATTCTTTAGCGTGCGTCTAGCTTGCTTTTCTAAGCGTTCGACGGGGCTTAAGCCTTCGTCGTCTTCGCTTTTTTTGCTGCTCCAGCCTCCGCGAGTTCAGCTTGCTGCTCGTCAGCAATAAACTCAAGCGTGGCAGCAATCAGCTTGCGCCCCATTGCCTTTGTGTCGTCCAGCGACCAGTCTTCAGTGCGCTGCCACTCGCCGTCCATCATCGCCTCACCACGGCACCGCATGAAAGTGGTGACAATGCGAGCATTGCTCACTTCCACGCTGCCCACGCTGTTCAGCATCCCCAGCGTCTCTTCCGTGAAGTCGCTGAGCAAATCCATCTCTCCCATGCTTGCACCGCCCTGCAGCATGTCAAAGGCTTCCTCAAGGCTCACGCCTTTACTGGCGGAAATCTTCTTGGCCAGTTGCACAGCGCGGATGGTGGCCTGTGACTGAGCACGGCTTGCTTCCTCTTGTTCAATGGATTCGGCAACAAGCCAGCCGCCATACTTGCGCAATCGCAACCCAGGCAGCAGCTCAAAGTATTCAGGCTCTTCCCCTTGAAGCAGGAAACTATACTTGCTCATGACTGAGGATGTTCAGGGTAACGTTGAAAGCCTTGACGCGCTCACTAGAGGAACGACATTCAGGAGGCACTTCCACCAAGAAACGGTGGCTGTCATTGCAGATTGTAGCCGTGTCGCCATGAAAGGAAACAAGACAGAGAATACCCGCTTCTAAGCTTGCCGCCTCTTGAGTGCAGTTAATGGCATGAACCCTGCCATCTTCGCTGGCCAAGTAATCAACGTGCATTGATCTTGTTCAGCTCATCCTGTACTCGCAATTGTAAAGCCTTGCCAGGCGCCTTTCTGAAGAATGACGATGCAATAGAAATGTCATCAGTGAATGGCCTTCCTGGCATCTTCCTTGTGCCTTCATGCACATACCAAGCGTATTCTTCACCACTGCTGTTCGTTGCGTCCCAGTGCCAATTAGCCTCAGCTCCGGCAGTTGTACGATTGAGCTTAAAGCTCTTTACGCCACTTTCGTACAGGTCGCCAAGGTCGTAAATGTCTCGCGGACTACCGACCACTTCGCCATTTTTTCGCCTCGTCTCTCCATCCCATTCCCATTGTTCCATGTCGCGGAACTGATCATCCCAGTGGGCATCGTTAATATCCTCTTCGGCCCACTTCTCAAAAGCATCAAGCAATGCCTTCTCAATTTGCTTCGCGCCAATGATCCTCGCGGAAATGATTGCCATTATCGAATGATGGTGCGAACTTCTCTGTCGGGAATGATGACACGGCAGCGCTCATAAGCCACGTCGTTTCCAGGTAGGTAGCGGAAAGTCGCATCAGGAAAACGTCTCGTCATTCTCTCCATTGCCTCCGCAATCTGTCTTCCATCAGGATTGTATTGCACTAGCACTACTTCCCATTGCTTCAACAGGTCAACAATGCCCACGCCTGCCGTTGGTAACAGTTCGGGATACTGGCGCATTGTCACTTCCAGCCCATCGGCTTTCCATTCACTAGGCACGCCTGTCTGTCCTGCCACGTACACGGCAGGAATAGTCTTGCCATCAGGCAGTGTATAACTGCCAATCAAGTCGGGCTGCGTTGTCAGCAGCGTGGTAATAATGTCGCGGAGTTGAGCGATGTTCACAATAAAAAGCCTCCCCGTAAGGAGAGGCTAACAGAGCTATGGGAGAGAAGGTCAGTTGGGGGCAACAGGAATGATGCTGCCAGAACTGGTGGCACTCTGATGGATGCCAATGCGGCTGCGGCTGACGAGATCAAAGGTGACTTCCACAAGGTTGTCAGCAGGGTAGTTCTCGTTGTAGTTCATCACGGCAGCGCAGAAAGCCACACGGTCGTAATAGAAAGTGGTGCCACTCACGCCAAGCTGCTTGTTGATTTCGACATACACCTCATGGGTCTTGTCGTAACGTGAAGCGCTGATCACTTGGAACGCTTCATCAAAGCTGTTGGGCAGGAACACCGTGCCATCAACGTCCTTCTGGAAGTAGGAGGTAATAGAGGCAGTGGCTTGACTGGTGACGATCACGCTGTCAGCGAAACCGCCGCCGCCAAGCAGGTAGAACTCTTGGTTGCCATCGTTGAAGGCCACAGAAGCCGTGGTGGCAGCCTGCAGGGTGAAGAGGGTGGGAGCCCCGCTCACGGTGAACGTAGCGCCGCTCTGCGTGATCACAGGACGACCAGAGGCCAGGGGAATAGCGCCAACACGTACGATAACGTCTTGGCTCTTAACCAATTCAGTGGGGTGGTAGAGCATTTGAAAATCCTCAATGGAAAGAGAAAGTGGTTAAGCGTCAGACGTTCTGTACGCTTCCTTTGCCAACCAGTCTAAAAATGCCCCTGATTGGCGTGCCCAAGAACTGCCAGCAGTGTTCGGCAATGTGTTCATTGGGCAATAGCTCAAACCGTCCTTCCCTTCCATTGATCGTTGCAGCAGCCGAACTCCCAGGAGTGATGCCAGACAATGCCAGAGGCCCTGTCAGCCTGCCTTCCATGTACACTGCCGTATTGTCAGCGCCTAGAAGGTAGTCATACCGTGGATTGTTCTTTTGCTTGAGACTGGCATAGTACGTGACGCCTGATGACAGACCAACGTAGTTGCCAGTTTCTTCGTCCAGAGCATAGCCCGAAGCCACTTGCCAAACCAGGGTGGCATTAGCGAGTGGCGACAGACCGTTGATCATGCGACGAAGCCAATAGAAGTGGAACCAGCGACGGTTTCAAGCATTCGTTTGAACTCTTGGCCATATTGCGTGGCCTCAAGCCCTTTGCCATAAACCTTGCCTTCAGTGGCACCAATTTGGATGCCCATTTGCGCAAGTTGAATGGCAATAATGTGAGCCGCAAGGTGCTTGATGGCGCGGTCGGTTTGACTGCCAAAAATGTCCTCGCTTACATCCGCCGATGCTTCAGTAATGGCTCCATTAACGATCCCCGATGGATGGGGTTCAAACTCAGGAAACCGCTCCAAAAAGCCAGATGCAGTGACGGCCATGGTTATGCCTTCCCTGTTTTAATGGCTTCGATGCGGCGGGCGATGGCGTTGCGGATGCGGATGCGGCCTTCAATCTTCTTCCAGTCAAGAAGTTGCTCTTCGTCGTGCATAATCTCGATCATGCTGAGAGCATCGCGCTGTGCAAGCTGAGACAGGGTTTCCACGCTTTGCGGAATGTCTTGCACAGTAGGCATGTCCTTCATCTCTTCAATGGCACCAATGGCCATCAAGCGCTTCACTTGTCGGTTTTGACGAGCCTCTGCCCATTTGGACTCAGGCACGTCTGCATTGACGCCAGGAGTGAGCTGAATAATCCCGGCATTGGTGATCACGCCAAAGCCCCCTTCACGCGGCGGATTTTCCAGTTCAGGGCGATAAGCAATAAGCATTGGTTCAACTAGGAACTGCCGCCAAGCCTAACGCCCTAAACTTTCTCATCCTCAGTTGTTTTGAACGTAGATGACGCTCTTGGGGAAGTAGATGGCCACACCACCCACGCGAGCGTGAGCAGGCACCACGAACTCCAGACCACGTTGCTGAGGCGGGAACAGCTCAAGCGGTTGCGGAATGTGCAGTTGCACCTTCTGCGGGTCACGCTTGTAAACCACCATGCGATTGGTGTTCAGTACGCTGTTGTCTGCATCGAGCTGATTGATCGGCTCAATGGATGTGATGTAGGGGTTGGTGCGCAGGAAGTATTCCAGCACAGTCACGTCCGAGGAATCGGAGTTGCGCTGGGTGGAGATCACGCGGAAGTCCTCATAGGCAATGAGGATGGTGTCAGGCGTTTCCTTCATCTTGGAGCCGTTGACAATGGCAGTCACGCCATAGTTCAGCAGCTCAAGCATTTCCTCAGAAGTGGTGCCGGAGTCGGTGAACCACTTGTCAGCCTGCAGCACGTCAACCGTGGAGTTGTTGAAGAAACCAGCCAGCGAAGCAGAAGCCTCACCGAACATGGCAATCTCTTCTACTTTCTCCTCGTAGGCACGACGCACGGCAGCAGCACGACGCTGCTCCAGGGCGATGTTGGCCATTTGAGCAGCCCGCAGTTCCTGCACGGTGTAGCCGAAGCTGCCACCAAAGGAGCGGATGTTGATGCTCTTCTCCACTTGGCTAATGTCAGCCCGTGGCAGGTCATCAGCAGCGTCGGCCAGCAGGCGGAAGTCGCCAGTGCTGTTCATCACGCGGTAGGTGAAGGTTTGCGCTGCGTTACCGGCTTCGGCAGTCACAGGCAGAATGGTGGGGTATTTGATGTCCGCGTAGACGGTCTCAAACACTTGGGGGCGGATGTACTCAAGCTGACGCTCAAGAAACAGGCCCGCCTCATCCATACGAAATTCAGACATTGGTAGGGCCTCCTATCAAGCAGTGGTGGTGTCAGCGGTGAGCGTGAACGAGGGACCGTTCAGCTCAAGGATTGCCAGCCCCGAAGCAGCGCTAGTCAGATAGCGAGCATTGGAGAGCACAGCAGTACGGCCAGAGATGGACGTGGCGTGGAACTGACCGGCATACTTGACGCCAGTAGCAGTGTGAATCACGCGCACAGCCGAGGCAGGGGTGACAGAACCATGCACGTAGACGGCCACAGCGCCTTCGTTCATGACGTTGAGAGCTTGGTTGACTTTCACGCCAGGACGGCTGTTACCATCAAGCGCAGTCTCGTCAACGTAGGTGAGGACATTGATGCCCACCACGGTTTCAGAAGTGCCAGAAATGGTCTTGGCAGAGTTGTCAACAGTGCCACCGCTGGCGTAGCTGAGCACGTTGCCGAAAGCAAGCACGCCAGCAGTCTCATTGACATAGGTGCCAATGGTGTTGTCGCGCATGTCGGAAAGCTGGCCTTCCAGCAGGGGATCATGCTGCAGGGCATAAGCCTGCTGCACGCCACCAGTGACGCCAGTTGCAGTTTGAGTGAAGGTGACGGCCATGATCAGCGCTTCTCCTTAGTAACGGAAAGGGGGGTTTTCCAACCGTTCTGCAGACGCTCCATGTAGGAAGACGGTGCAGCCACAGGCGCGGCGATAGAAGCCACAGCCTTGCGGAGGTTGTCAGTCGAAGCCGAATCCTTGCGGGCGGTTTCCGACAGGGTGTCGAACATGGCCATCACGTAATCGTCGGAACGCTCCGACAGGTCAGAATCGCCACGTACAGCCTTGATAGAGGCTTCCATGATTTCCCGAGCAGTCTTGCCGGAGAAGTCAAACTCGCTGTCCAGGGTGGTGCGAGCCTTGTCGATGAGAGCGATGCGCTCGTCTACAAGCGAATCAACGTTCACTTGCTTGGCGGCTTCAAGATCAGCCTTGGCGGCTTCAAGCTCTTGGGCAAGGGCATCGGCGCGGCCTTCGGCAGCGTCCATCTTCCCTTTCATCTCCTTCTCCATTGCGTCCATTTCTTCTTTCATCTTGGACGCTTCGGCCATCATGCCGTCGTGCATCTTCTTCATATCCTCGTAGGACTTCTTGGCATCCTCTCGTTCTTTGGTGACCGCCAGAGCAACGCTCTCGCTCACCTCAAACTCAGCGCCATCGAAATTGACTTTCGCAGTCATAGATGGTTCCTCGTAATTGAGTAGGGTTGGGTTTGCTGCATCAAGGCGATCAAGATGCAGCTTCACTTGCGGGCCTGCGCGGCCACGCCTGACAACGGCCACATGGTTGCCACTAATTGAACGTTGAACGCCGTCATAGTGCTCGCCGTCGTCGGTAACGCCAGGTGTCGAGTCGTATTCAACCCTGTAACCCGCGCTCACCTCTTGAACATCTTTCCGCAGGATCTTCTCAATGGCATCTTTGTCAGTGATAGTCATGACAGCACGGACAAATCCGTTGTCATAAACCACTTTTGTACCAGTGAAACCAATTTGGTGTTCTTTGGTATTGTTGCTATCAAGAAGGACGGATGGGTGTTCAAACGTGATTGCCTTGCCCGCAAATGAAGCAAGGCTTTCTGCTGAGCCAACTTCTTCCGCTGGACGATATTCCTTACGAATGGAACCATCGGCGTCAGTGTACAGTTGCACACCAGTACGCGCAATGGTCGCCCAAGCACGAAGGTAGCCTTCCGGCGTCACCTCGTACTTGTCAATGGGGGATACGTCGTAACGAAAAGAAGTTTCGCTCATGAAACAACACTAACGAATGGAGCTGTCTATACTGCAATTCTTGTGCCAGAGATGAAACACCATGCGCTACCTAGTTAGCAGCACAATTAGCGCTGCACGGATGCCCCATCACCAGCGCAAGCTAGTCGTTGCGGAAAGAATGAAAGAAGCCCGCCTTAATAGCGGGCTCAGTCAGCGTGACGTTGCCAAAGAGCTGCACATAGGGGCTTCCACTTATTGCCGCATGGAAAGAGCCGAAACAGAACCATCCGCAGTGCAATTGGCAACACTTAGCGGACTTTACACCCTTTCCGTGCTTTGGTTTTTAGGGATACCTAGTTATGTCGTTGATGCTCAATCGTCGTCATCATCGTCCATACCCTGACCCCTGATTGCCCTCACCTGGCTTTCCACGCCAGCCATGACATACGCCTTGGCAATAGCCTCCGCTTCAAACACCAGCATCTTCACAGGCACGCAGTCCTCATGCGGCTTCTCGTAGTAGTTTTCTACGAACATGTGGGTTTCGTCGTGCCGCCCATTTTTGAAATGTTGCCGCTCAACTAGCCGCCAATGGGGAGTGTCTCGATGCTCATGCGCCGACAGGATGGAGAGGGCTTGCATGATGCCAATGCCATCATCATCCTCGTCTTCCATCGTGTGAACGTGCTCGTTCATTGCTTTTTGCGGCGACTCTCAACCATCTTAATGATGCGACTTGCCCACGCCCTACCCGCGTCCGATCCCCAGAGCAACCAAGCGATTCGGCCAGCATCATCCTCGCCTCCGCTCTTGTTCTTTTCGTGCCGAGAGAAGAATGCCGCCATGCGCTTGATCGTTTCGTAGCTCACTGCCTCTCCGTTGGCCAAGCTTGTCGCCCTAGCCACACCACTACCAATGCCTTGCTTGCCTGCCTCTTGCGTGGTCAGACCACCTTTACCGTGCTTCTTGCGCAGCTCCAGTCCTCTGCGAGCAGCAGAGCGAACAGACGATGGAGGGGAAAATGATTCAGAGTCGCCCCTGCCGTCTTCTTCATAGTCATCATCTCCGCCAAGCTCCTTCATGAAGGCGAGGTAGTATTCATCGCCCATGTCTTTTTTGGACTTGCGCGACATGCCAGCTTCTGAGAGGGCAATGGCGAGAGCGCGTCGGGGGTCAACAACCTTCTCCCCACTGCTGCTTTTGAGCTTGCCGCTTTTGAACTCACGCAAAACAAGCCGAATCTTGGCTTGCTGCTTTTTGTCAGCCATTGTCACACCCAGTCATAAAGCGCCACCTTTGACCTGGCGCAGTCTTCCACAATCGTAGCTTTGGTCTGCAGAATCTCGTTGTGACGTGACTTACCTTGCCAGAAGCGATCATGCCACTCAACATAAATTGTTTTCACCCATCGCCCCACATTTTCGACTTCCAGCAAACGCGGCAATACAGTAAACTCTGCTCCCTCAATGTCGCACTTGATATAGATGGTCGCTTCGTCGTCCGCGTCGATGATTTCTTGCACCACTCGCTTTACGTCCATTGACTCCACGTAAAGCTCTTGGCATTGGTGCCGCTCGATTTCCGCCAGTGGCTCCATCACGCAAGTAGACGCAGCGCTATAACCAGGCAGCCACTTGAAAGTGATTAGGGCATCTTCTGTGCCAATAGCAGCATGAAAAGCCTGAAACGAAAGAAAGCGTTTTTCAAGGGAGGGAATGGCGGACTTATTTGCCTGTACTGCATGAGCAGACGGCTCAAACGTGAGAACATGCCAGTCATAGGGAGGCTCCTTGCCAAAAAATAGTTGCTTTTCAAACGTAAGCAAGCCGCTTTCGCAACCTGAATACTTCCCGCCATTGTCTAGGTAGTGGGTGCCAAGGTCCAGAAAGTATTTCACTGGTAAATCTGCCGATCTTGCCAGAGTTGATTGTAGTTGTTCGTACCCTTAGCCCCAAAAGCGGACAAGTCGCCACCTCCCGCAGGTTTGCCCCATGCAAGAATAGTTCCGTCTGGCAGAACGAAAGCAGTGTTCGTCTTGCTGTGAGTGGGTGTTAGCTGCAGGAAGTCGCCATAGACAAACGATGCCTGCTCGCCATTTTTTGCCAATGCTTGCCCTAGCACGGGAGTAGCAGTAGGGGACAATGGCGTGATGCCATAGTACCTGGTGGCCCAATTCTCCACCACTTGATCAATGGCATTAAGAAGCGCAGGATTGCCAGGCTTGGAAAACAATACTGCAGTCATGCACGCCCAGCAAGTGCCAGTAAACTTCTGAATCTCGCGGAACGCAAGGAAGTCAATGCGGTCGGCAAGCTCCACTGGTGAATGGAGCCTGATGGCAATGTCAAAGTACCAACCACCAACTGCGTAGAGGATGCAATAACGGCCAAGGTCAGCCTTGTTGGAATAGGAGCGAAGGCCGTCATAAGCCTTGACAACATTCCCTCCAAAGCGCTTAACAATGAACTCTCTCAGTGTTTCGTTGTTGTAGCGAACATAGTCCGCACCAAGAAAGCCCTGTTGAACTGTGCTTGTCAATTGCTCCAGCGCAGGAGGCAGTTCTTTGCCGCCTTCATCAGTCAGAAAGATTTGCGAAACCTGCATGATCAATTCACCTTCACTGGAGCGCCAAAACCTTTGAACTCAGGAGCTGCAACGGCAGGCTTGAGCAATTCATTGATATAGCCCAGCATCTTGTTAGTGACATGCTCCCAAGAGAATTGATCCTCATGAATGCGTGAATAGCACCACGCGCCATCATCGTTCATCTTGTCTCGATCTTCGTAGTATTCCGTGAGCAGTTCGGCAAGGTGATTGGGTGATACTTGCCCGCGCTCCAGTCCATAGTTCCTGTCGGTTTCCCAGCTTTCAATGCGAATGCGAGGCACGTCGCTAAAGATTTCCTTCAGGCTTGTGTGGTCTGGCACTAGCTGCGGACGGCCAGTGGCGGCATGTTCAGTGTTGACCAAGCCCCAGCCCTCACCCAAGCAAGTGTTGATACCCACGTCCACTGCGTTATACACCTTGTTGAGCTGCTCAATGGGAAGACAGTTATGCGTGGAGAAATTCGGGCTGGTGAGAATGAGCTTGCCCGCAGGGTCGTAGCCTGCGTCCCTAGCCACACGTTTGAACAAAGGGATCAGTTCCCAGCCCATATCTTTGGCTCCCATGTTGAGCCACAGGCGAGCATCAGGCTTGTCTTTTGCAAACTTGATAAAGCCCTTGATGGTCAAGTCAATGCGTTTACGAGGCTGGTTCCTGTTGCCATTGAATACAATGAACGCATCATCTGGCACGCCAACATCCTTCCGGCATTGCTGCTTGTCAATGGGGAAGAACTTGGTAAAGTCCGTGCCATGGCCCACAATTCCAACGGGACGCTCATAGCCCATCTTCACAATTTCGCCCTTGGCAAACTCTGTGTAGGTGACGAGCTTTTCCCATTTGTTCAGGGCAGGAAGTAGCTCAGGGAATAGTCCGTAGGAGTCGATGGGAGTGTAGACGCAGGTTTTGAAGCCTAGCTTCTCTTTCAGTGGCTCGATCTTATCAACAAGCGTGACCGCCACCCAAATGTCATTGACAATAAACACCACGTCAGGCTGAATGGTTTGCACCAGTTCAGCAATGCGATGGGAACCGAATGGGTCGGAGCCATGCGCCATCGCCGGAAACATCTGACAATGCTGCTGCATTGGGGAAGGGTCCCCGTGATGATTGACGCACAGTGCAAACACGTCATGATCTTTGGCGAGGGCGGGAATGAGATATTCGGCCACCCTGCCGAAGCCCGTCTGTACGCCAACGTCTCCGCAGTAGAGGATTCGTGTCACTGAAAGAAAGAAGCTCGCTAGATACTAGGGCCTCTTCACACGGGAGCATTAGGCGCTTGCTGACGGTAGAACTCCACTCGGCATTTGCACCGTGCCCTGCATTGACAACGCTGCCCTGGCATCGGGAGGGTGCCGATGGGGACAAGGCCGCGAGCTGCGTAGGCTGGGCAATCAGCGCAGTGCCGGGCTTGTGGGTCGAGGATGCGGCGCATCAGTCCATAGCCTTCCGCTTGCTTCCGAAGCTCCAAACCCTGCCAGTAAGAGCCACGTACACTTTCAGCGTACAAGCTGATACGAGCAACAGCCATGGCAGGACTAGCGCGGCCAGCCAGAACGTCATTAGCAAAGTCCTGTAGATAAGCGTATTCTGCACGAAGCCTTTGACCGATGCGGCCATATTCGACACTGCCCATACTGTCCTTTCCGCCATGGCCAATGATTGCTGTCTGAATGTGAGCTGCCTTGATGGCTTCCCTGACGCTGCCTTGCCATTGCTCCAGCGTGATGCTGCCATCGGCCATCATCTTTGTAACGCGCCTGAGCGTAGTGTCCAGCCTGCCAATGCGGCCATCTACTAAGGCTTCAACAGCCTTCTGGCTCATGAACCGTCCTTTCTCGTTGCGGTAGCGTCCAGTACGTTGGTCGTAAGCCCACGCAGCGTCCAGCCTAGTGGCCAGCACGGCTTGAGACAGCCCGCTTAGGTCATTCAGCATTGTCGGCCTCTAGCAGCTCTTTGAACTGGGCTGGAGCCTCTGCTTTCCATTGCTGCAGGGCCTCGGCAATGTCCTCTTCAGAAATGAGAGCCGCTTCGTCAACGCCGCCCAGTACCAAGCCACTTGCCTTGATTGCTTCTGCATCTTCCTTGAAATACTCGGCAGTGGTCTTCTTGCCTTTGAAAGCTTTTTCCATGGAGCCGTGCTTGCGCTTGTAAAGCTCCTTGTACTTGCGCGTCACATAGGCTCCCGCCACTGCGCTGGGCCAAGTCTTGAATTTGCTCTTGGCGGCGGCAATCGCCTGTTGGTGAAGCTCTTTGTCCGTAAATTCCACGTCGCCGCGTTCATGCTCTAGGTCGCCTTCCAGAAATAGTCCAGCAGCGTCTTGGACTTCTCTGGAGCCGTCCATTGGCAGTGTGCCATTCTCTTGATTTAATGGATCGCGTCCGCCAGGAGGCACAGCACCTCCCACTTTGGGAGCAAGCATTGCATCGTTGGCCTTGAGCGATGGGTCAAGGGCGGTTTCCATTGACCACTCAGAGCCCCCGTAACGTGCCTCTCGCACTTCTTGTGGATGGAGCACTCCCAGTTGCAGCATCCTGCCGTCCACGGCTGCCACGCGGGCTCTCACGTCGGCCTTTTCACGCTCATTCAGTTCAAACAAGTCATTGAAGGAGATTCTCCACGATTCGGGCAGTTCGCCATTGGTCGGCCCATTCTTGCTCAGCATGATCATTTCCATCAGCTTCTGCAAAGGCCGCTTGTAATGCGCTGCCTGGTAATCACCAAGGAACTTTGCAAAGTCTCGCTCTTCGCTTCTACCAGTGGCACCAAGGCCGCTTGGGCTCTCGCCAAAGAGAATCGTATGGGGAATCTGTGAGGCGCCAATAATGTCAATGCGCAGCTTTTCCAGCACGTCGCCAATGCCGCTTAAGTTGCGTGTAACGTAATCAAGTTCCTCGCGCTCGGCGTCAATCGCATAGCCGCGATAGATGCTCTTGCTCATGTCATTCAGCACTAAACGCTGCCTGACATCACTCTCCTTTCCCGCAGCAAGCATTGTGCTCAGGCCGCGCAGCTTATGCACAAACACGTCAAACTCAACCAGCACTGTCGCCGCAGAATTGAGGCCAGTCCAATAGTGCCGGAAGCTGTCGTAGATGGTCTGCAAGCTGCTCATTCCCCACCCATAGTTCCTTTGCCTGATGCGATAGGGCAACCATTCGCCGTCGAAGCGCAGAATCCTATCCTTGTGGATCTTTTGCAACTGCGGCTGTTGAATGAGATCACCTGAGATGATTTGGTAGTACGTCGCCTTGGAGTAGTCGTATAGGTTTTCCTCGCTGATAACTGGCGCAATCTGCCAGCGATCAAGCACTTCCATTCCTTCAATGGCGCGAATGTTGCGCTTGTCTACTGGCTGATTCTCCTCTCGCCCATCGTCAATGTAGAGCAGAATCACCGAGCCGCCATACAGCCTGGCGTTCTTGCTGGCAAGCATGAAGTGCTCAAGAATGTAAAGGTCTTCGATGGTTTGCTCGATGCCCGCTACTTCCTCTGCTCTAGCGCCATCACCACCAAACAACACTTTGTAGCCTTTGCGCGTAGATTGCTCTGCTACTACGTCAATGACGCGCCTGCATATCCACTCTCCATAGAGATTTTCTAGTTCCTCCTGTGCGAGGAATACGATGGGCTGGGTAGAAGTGTGGCGGCTTTTATCTCGGCTCGTCCCCATCCCAGTTAAGACGTTCGCCAGTGAATCGGCCCTAAGCCCGTTTTCCGTGGCGTGTCCAAGATCAACTACGTCGTCTGCCATTGATTCCCGCGGCTAGTCTCCCCATTCTAATAGTGGTTATCATGGCGACGATACCCACGCTTTTATGGCCCCCACTCCCATTCTTTTCACATTCACTGGCGAAGAGCGGCAACTAGCGATGGAGGAAGGCCATCGCAGGCAGGCTGTGAACGAAGCAAAGGGGCTGAGAGGCCGGAACAAGGGGCCAAGGCTTGGCGATGAAGCATTGAAAGTGCATTTGCTTGGTGCGGCAGGGGAAGTCGCAGTGGCCTCTTTCTTAGGGCTAAAGCATGAGCTGTTCAAAGAGACTGAGGCAAAGCGCGGCAGTGAGGATCTGCCAGGTATAGATGTCAAAACCCGGTCGAAAAGTTATTACGATTTGATTGTGCAAAAGGGAGAATGCCCTGAGCGAAAGTTTGTGCTTGTGACTATTGATAGTGGCGAGACGCTGCTTCATGGCTGGTGCTATGGAGAAGAAGCCATGCAAGATAAGTTTTGGGCTGATCCTGCGCGAGGCAGGCCAGCTTTTTTTGTACCCCAGTCGTCGCTGCGACCTATGAAGACCCTGCGATGACGCTTTCTTGTTCAGATTTTGCGCAGCACGCGCTCGGCCTTTCTCTTTGGGACAAGCAAAAAGAAATCCTTGACGAGCTGTTTGAGGATAAGATCAACCATGCTGTCTGGTGTCTCGGCAGGCGCAGCGGCAAATCGACCATGGCGGCGGTTGCGGCTGTCTATATGGCGCTTTGCCAAGATGACTACTTCAAAAAGAGGGTTCGTAAAGGCGAAAACTACTACGTGGTGACGATTGCCAACGACCTCAAGCAGGCAAAGATTGCTCTTGACTTTATCCGACAGCTCTTAGTCAACAGTCCATTCGAGCAAGAGATTGTGAGAGAAACAGCCCTAGAGATTGAGCTGTCAAATAAGTGTATCTTCCAGGCAATCCCTGCTTCTGCAAGGGCTTCGCGGGGTAAGGCTGTGGCCTTGGCAGTTTTTGACGAAGTTGCCTTCAGTTTAGATACAGACGCCAATAGAGGCGCAAGGGCGCTATTTGATGCCCTTTCTCCTGCCATTGCTCAGTTTGCTCCTTATAGCAAAATCCTTGAACTTTCTTCCCCTTGGCTCGCAGATGGCGTCTTTCATGAACATTTTATGCAGGCCAAAAGCGGCGAGTTTAAGGGCATGGCGGCGCGCCAAATTCCCACATGGGCTATAAACCCAGGGCTCAAGTGGGGCTGTGATTTTCTAGAAAATGCACGCAAGAAAGATCCTGAAACGTTTGCTGTAGAGTTTGGCGCCGAGTTCAGGAATAACAACTCAACGCTCGTTGCCCCAGAAGTGATTGATGCCGCAGTCAACAAGGATCGCACTACGCTCGTTCCCCAGCGTGAACTGATGGGGACTTACGTGTTGGCCCTTGACCCGGCGCGAGGAGGCAAAGGGCGGGATGACTACGTGGCTTGCATTGTTCACTATGAAGGCGACAGACTTGTAGTTGATAAATTCCACGAATTTGAAGCCAATTTTGAGATTGCAGGAAAGATGGAAGTAAACATTGCGGAAGTGGAGTATTGGATTGCTGAACAACACAGAATGTACGACTTTGAAAGCATTGCGCTTGACCAATACAACAGCGCATCAACCATTCAATCTCTATCTAAGTCATTCCCAATCTGCGAGCTTACGTGGAGTGTTTCAACAAAAATGAAGGCTTTTGGTAAACTAAAAGAACTGCTAAATTCTGGCCTAATTGAATTGCCCAACCACAAGAAAGCTATTTCTCAGCTCAAAAACCTGGGAGTAATTTACAGGGCAAGTGGACAATGGACGGTGACTGGTGGTAAAGAATCGAGCATTGATGACTATTGCTTCTGCCTGGCCGCTGCTATTCTTCAGGCAACAAAAGAGGATTCCATCGACTGGTTAAACTCGCTTATCCGATAACCTCCGCTACAATTTTCACAAATGCGCCTTTTTCGCTTTTCCTGAAAATCCCAGCAATGAACATCTCTCTTTCTCTTAAAGAAGCAACCTTTCTGGTTGCATTGCTGGAAGCGGACAGGCAGACTGCCTTGCAGCTCTTGGCTGCAGAGCACTTTTACCAGCCAGAATTGCTACCGAAACTGCGCAAGCTAGAACGAACGCTAAAGAAAGCGGAAGGCTGATGGTCAAGCTTTGTTTTTCCCGGTGCGGCATTTGTCGGGAAATCGTTGTGCCTTTTGTCGAGGCCAGGCGCGTAAACAAGAGGCTATGGGAAGAGGGCGCAGCAGTGTTCTGGACGGAAAGACTGTGATATGCTGACGAGGCTTCCTGCAGGAGCCCGTTGGCCAACGGTTAAGGGATTCCGTTCCCCAGTATCAAGAGGGAGCAGGGCCAACCCTGCTTTAATCGTCGTACAAAGAGGCTTGAAGAACCTCTCGACACCCTTTTGCTCTGCTGCCATTGCTCGCCATTCGCAAACAGCGAACAGCCCTATTGTCTTTCCTGCTCGATCAGCCAGTCTTTCAGCTCTGCAACGTAGGCCCTGAGCACAGCAGCCTTCTGCTCATGCCACTGCAGTCCCGTTTGTACGTACAAGGCAGTGTGATTATCAATGGCACGAAGGCATTGATGAATGCAGGCGTTCCATGGCTCCCTAAGGGGAGTATTGAAAGTGCGCCTTTCGGAAGTCACTGCCCAAAGTAAGCCCTGATCTTCTCCAATGGTACAGGGGTGAAATCGTTGCGCTCCAGGCAGCTATTAAAAAACCGCCTGTCTACTTGCCCATCGTCCGTGTAAACCAAATGGCTATGCAAGTGGCCATGTACGTTGCCGACGTAACGCCCAGACAGGTTGCACGGATGCACGGGAATATGCGTATAGATCAAGCCTTCACGAAAGAATGCTCCGCGAATGTCGTGGAAATACGGCAAGTAGTCCTGAAGACGGTAAATGTCGTGATTACCGCGCACCAATACCTTGCTCCCATTGAACCGATCTAGGAGCTTTAGCGCTGAACGAGGGATTGCCACGTCGCCCAAGATGTAAATGCGATCCTTTGTGTTGACCATTTTGTTCCAGCGATCAATCAAGGTTTCGTGCATTTCTTCAAGTGAAGAAAACGGGCGCACCGAAGATCCATCAGGATTGATAAACTCAAGAATCTTGGAATGGCCTAGATGAAGGTCTGATGTGACAAAAGCGCTCATGGGTTGCGAGGTGGTGGGTTGGGCATGCCTTGCTGCGAAAGTGGCTGATAGCCGGAGCGCCGGAGCTTAAGCGGCGGCGGCCCGCTCGGCCTCTTGGTGTTTTCGTGGTTGAAGCTGCGGCGCCAGTCAGGATCTTGGTCACGAGGAAGAGGTTTGCCGAGGATTCGCCCCCAGAACATGCCAACGCCTAGTCCAATAGCAAATCCAGAGAAGTAAGACGAAACGCTCATGACAGTTTGCTAGAAAACTTGTAACGGCCTCCGTTCATGCGTTTAATGAACTCTCGGCTAGGAATGAAGGATGGCACCACATGCGCGGGCACTTTAATGATGCGTCTTGTGACGGGCAGTTCGTACTGCCTTGGTTGATGAAGGCGAGGAATGAACGAGCCAAAGCCAGGAAGGCTCACGCGATGCTCTTTTGCCATCATCGCCTCAACAATCACTTCAAAGAACGTGTCAGTGATCAGGATGGCACGATGGTAGGGAATGTCGCATCTTGCAGCGACGAGACTAGCCACTCTTGTCCTGTTCATCGCTCGCTCTCCCACACCACTTCTCGCTTGATTGGAGGCATGTCCTCTTTTTCCTTGCACTCGTCAACGTAAGCCTTGGCACCTTCAAGAGTCAAGTAAACGTTAACCCATGTCCAAATAAATGGCCACGAAAAGCGCTCTACGTCGTAAGTGGCTGTCTCGGGATACTTGACACTTGGACGACGAACAATGCGGTAGCGGGCCATGATGAGGGTCTGGTTGCTGCCACTATACCAGAAGGGGAAAGGACGGAATCGAACCGTCTACGCTAAGGAGATTTAGCCCCCTCAGCAGCCAGAGCCCGGTCTGGCATCTTTCCCGAAGGCCCCAAGTTTGCGCATCGTTGAGAGGCGCAAACCTGGGGCGCCGCAGGAGGCGATCAACCCTCCTGGCCTGCCGAAGCAGGACTTGAGGCCCGATGCCGAAGCAGAGCGGGATCCGATGCCGAGGCAGAGCGGGAACACAACCCGGAGATTCCTACTATCGCGTCTAGCGCGGATTCAGAACCAAAGAAAGGGTTGTGGGCGAGGGTGGGTAGCCCGAAAGTGGCAATTTGAAATTACCGGACAGGCATCCACCCCCATTTCCGACGTTTGCTAGGTTTTCCGGTTGCAACGTTGGCCAACTCCCCGGAAACCGCCTTGCTGCTAGAGCAGGGGCTTGCGACAGTACCGGCAGGCAAGCCCGTCGCATCTGTCGCTTGAAACTATAGCACAAAGCCCAGGAGGGACTTGAACCCCCATCGCTGTCAGTACTTCCACTAGCGTCCTAGGGAGAGGTGCTGGAGCCGCCTTATCCAATTGGTTCGCACTGGGCTGGAAGCCCTGCAAAGTAGGGCGCGGCCTATTCACCTACCGTAGGCAGGCAAATTTAGCGCATTCGTTTCAAAGAAACTTGGCATTACGCTTGCTTTCGTCTCATTCAATTCAGGCGCTTTTCCATGGAAGAATAGGCTATCGCTTTGACGAAGCCAGAAGTCTTTGTCCAAGTATTTGTTGGACGACTTGCCTAGCTTGTCGTAAATCCACAATGCAGTCATCTTGCGGAGCTTGTTCAGGCTTTCGCCATACTTTTCTCCTGCTTCTTTGCAGATTTCCGTATGACAGAAAGCGTGACAAATCTCATCTCTTGAAATGTCGGACGCAACAGTTCGCAGCCCTTTGTCACCATTGAAACGAAAGAACGGCAGGATCGTGAAGAACAAGCTCCGCTCAAGAACAGCCACCTTGGCAATGGGGTGGGCAGGATGATCAATCCATGCTTGACGAATCTTCATCGCCTCTGCTTCAGCTTTCTCGTCCACGCCATGTGCAGCGGCCACGTAATTCAACGCAATGTCATGGCGCTCCTCGTCGAGAATGTTGCTCTCAATGCTTTCAATAAGGCCAGGCGTGCTCGGCAGATCGCGGTTGAGTCCTTCCAAGAGCATGTCCTTCACGGGAAGCTCTAGGTGGCGGATTGCAAGGGCACGGAAGATGGTTTCTTCAGAGCCAGGTACAAGATTGCCTTTGGTAACGGGCACGGCCTGCCAGGGGCGCTTGCGGGCAACGGCAGAGAAGTAGTCAAGAACGGCCATCGTTAATCAATGCGAGGAAAAGAAAAGACAGAAAACAAAGGGCCGACACTTCGGCCCCATGGTCATTGAGAAGGTGGTTGAAGATCATTCTGCGCAACTCGCGCAGAAACCTCCGTCAATCGAGCAAGATGCTTGCTCCTCTTCACTGTCCAAGCTAAAGAACTCGGTCAGACTCTCTTCCAAGTCTACTCCAACATCATCCTTGGCTTGAGTGCCACTTTGCACTTGCAAGGCGTAGTAGAGAGAGGTTTGCGGACTTTCCAGCCATTCCTTCAGGAAGTCTTCGTCGCAAACCACCATGTCAGACCACCAGTTAAGGGAGTAGCCGTGCAGGAGGCCAGTGCGCTCCATGAGTCGCATGATGCCATCTGCCACTTTGCGGAAGGCTTCCCAGCCCACTTCCTCGGCAATCTCCACTTCACCGTAGTAAAAACGCTCTACACCCATCGTTTCGCTGTCACGATCAACGACACGGGCAATAGGAGGAGCAATTTCAGGGGCGGTGGTAAAGCCGCGAGAGTCGAGGTAGCGGTAGGAGCAAGAGGCGGTGGGAGCAATGGCAAAGGCGCGTTCCATATTGTACGAGCGTGCCACCTCTGCAGCAGATTCAATTGCATTGTCAAAGGCGCTTACGGCATCGCCAGCCTTTGTCTCATACCAATAATCCCATTGCTCCGTGCCAAGCGTGTAGCTCTCTAGGGCGTTACCAAAATCTTCGTAAGAAATGCCATGAATGGAAAGGAAGTTGGCAAGGCCAAGAATACCTAGGCCCACCTGTCTGTCCTCTTCAGGCGGGAGATATTCACTGGTGCGACCCACTCCAGTACGAGCATGAAGCTCGCAAACCTCTTTCATGCCAGCAGTAAACGCCTTCTCTAAATCATCAATGCCACATGCACCTGCGTTAATATGTTCAAGGAGGCAAGTTCCCCGAGACGGCATAGCCACTTCGAGACAAACCTGGAAGAAAACTCTACTCCCAAAACGATCATACTTCTTTTTGACAAGCCACACGTCCCCATTGGAGATCGCCTGAATTAGTTTAGTTCTAAACTCAGGCGTGGTGCGCTCAAAAAAGTACTCGTCTACGTTGATCGCACGTTTTGCCCATTGCAGCTCTTGTCGTGTCATGGAAATAAATTCCATAGCATCGGGATGGTCGTAGTCAAGATGAAGCACTACAGCCCCATTCTTAAACTTGCCACCGCGACGAAGAATCTCATTGAGCGTTGAATAGATTTTGCCAAAAGAGCATGGTCCTGAAGCAGTAAGCCCTTTGCCGTTCTGTTCACCTCGCGGACGCAAGTTAGACAAATGCACTGCCACGCCAGCGCCATTACGAAGACCATGGGAAGTGAATCGCCAAGATGCTTCAATGCCATCACGGCCTTCCATTGAATCTTCAACGACAATTACTGCACAGCTAACCGGCAAGCGCCCCTCAGGGTCTTCCATCCAGCTTTCCACTCGTCCAGTGCGGGCAATCTTGTCGCAACGTGCCTTGTCCTTTAGCGCCATAGACGAAAAAGCCCGCGCAAGCGGGCGAGAATCAACAGAGGCAGACTAGCGCAGGACAGGGCTTCTTAACGGCTCAATCGCATAAGCCTTCACGATCTTCGACAGAGCAGCGGTCTTTCGCAAACAGGATGGCATCGTTGCGACTGCGGAAGTAGTGCGGGCGTCCTTCCCAAGCGATGAACCATTGAAAACCAGGCCGACTGGCGCAAGGCCACACCTTGATCGCAGACACCATAAATGGCGCGGGAAGGTCATCAAACATGCCCATAAAAGAAGCCCCTAGTCAGTTAAGGCTAGGGGCGATGGAAGGGAAGTGGTTGTTCGTTGTGAGCTATTTGCGTCTAAGACGATGAGGAGAACAAATGCCGCCGTTGCCGTAGCCGTAGCCGGAGCCGTGGCCGTAGCCTACGGGACGAAATATAGCGGTCATCACAGCCCCCAGTTGTCGCTTACCGGCACGCAGAAAATTTCTGCGCCTTCGGGCATGTCCACATCCGCCATTGGGCGAATGTCGGCGTTGCTGGGGTTTTCAATGACCTTGGCAAAGCCGCAGCTTTCCCAGCGGAACACCCACACAGCACGACTGATCCTGATGCGGCCATTCTCACGGGTGATGTCACCAGCAAAAATCCAACCACGATCAACAACAATTACAGCGCGGTTGCCATTGGGTTTGGCTGCAGGAATAGAATCGGCCCTGACGTATTCCACGCCATTAACAGAAATGGAAGGCAGTTCAGCGGAAGTCATGAGAAAAGAGCGATGGGGAATGAGGCAAGGCAAGGATAGAGCAGGCTTGTTGCCTTGTCAAGCGTCCGTTGGCGGAAGATAACTGGAGAATGCATCACTGAGGGCTTCATGGCCAATGCCAGGTACTTTCTCCAGCCATTGATAAACTGCTCCAAAGAGCTTGTCGGCAGAATGTTCAAGATCATGCACGCCTTCGGAGTAGCCTTCAAGAACAGTGCATACGTCATCGTAGATGGTGGGAGGCTGTTCCCAAGGTTCCTTTTCTTTGGCTTCTTCTTTTGCAAGAAGATAACCAAAGGCTGCAGCAGCACTTTTCGTTGCGCATAGATCAAAAGGCTCAAAGCGCTCTACAAGCAGCTTGAACTCTGGCAATGGCGCGTGCTGCATGGCGAGGCCGATTAGACGGTTTTTGGTGGAGAAATGGTCAGTCATTGGGCAAAGCCTCCAATGCGCGGCGGACGGTGTCAACATGCGCCTTTAGTTCATCGTGGACAGTGTATGCTTTGAGTTGGTCAATAGCGTAGCCGTCGATTTCATCGAGAGCGGACAACGCCTGTTGTTTTACGCTTGGCGGCTTGGGGCGGCGGGTGGCGCGGAGGTGGTTGCTTGTTTGATAGAAACCGCAGCGATTGAGCCACTCACAGCACGCCTCCAGCTCCTGATCTGCGCCAGCTTGGAATGCCGTTTCTATCGCGCACATTGGAGGCAGTCCGTTCAATTCCTTTATCAGCTCTGCTTGCATTTTCGCAGGATGATCAGTCATTATTCTTCTCGTAGTAGCCAGCGGCATCCACCCAGCCCAGCAGGAGATCACTGTCGGACGGTGAAAGATCAATGGTTCCATTGCTGCGCTTTTTCCAGTAAGCAACTCCTTGATCGGTTTCACTCCAGGCAAATGCTCCCATAAGTTTGTAGCAGTCACCGTTAAGAGCTTCCACTGTGGCGGCCTTGTCAAATGCAATTTTGTTCAAGAACTTTTCAGTCACTGCAGGCTTGAAAGCCTCCTTCTTTAACGCTCTATTTGCAAGCAGCCTTTCCACTGCCTGGACAATCAGAGGCCACTCTTCAATGTCAATGGGAAGTTCGGTGTCAATTTCTTCAACTCGTAGCAAGATACATTTATCTTCTCCCCCCTCGTTTTCAATGGTGACGCGGGTGGAATAGGAGTGTTCGTCGCTGGGTACGGTTTCGTAGCCAAGGTTGCGAAGCGTGTAAGGCATGGTTGAGCCTTAAGGAACCTGCCTAGCATAAGCCTCTGCCTGCCCTCGTCAATCAGTCTCAACTGTCGCTTTGAGACTCAGCACGACAGCATTCCCTTGACTGCGCCAGTAGTCACCATTCCGGCCAGGAGCCATCTAGGTCTAATTCTTCCATGGAAGTGCGTAGGACTGTGGCAGCATGGCCAGTCTTGCCCGTGAGCGTAGGAGCGTAGCTGCCTTTCACGGAAGGCTGGAGCAAAGCCTTGAGCTTGCGGACTAGCTGGTTGTGCGTGCGCTTCTTGGCAATAGTGACTGACCAAATGGCTTCAAAGCGAAGCAAGGTGCGGGAAGGCTCAGAGCGTACGGTCATGGGGCTACGGGCGAAGAGATCGAACGCTTTTACGAGGACGAGGCTGCGCTGCAAGCTTCCTGTAGAGAGTCATGCCAGCTTCCGTGAGTGCATACAGCCCTCTCTCTGGGCGCCAAGTCAAACCTTCATTCGCCATCCTGCTCAGCGTGTTGTAGATGGTCTGCTGAGGAATGGTAACGCTAGGCAGTCGGTGGATGCTTTCAGGAGACAGTGGCACAGGCGATGATCCCAAGGCTTCAATGATGATTTCCCTGGCGGGGCGTGAACCGTTGCTGCCAATCCTCCAAAGCAAGCGATTCTTGTAGTTGCCAATGGCGCACCGAGCTTCTCTTGTCTGACAAGGCAATCTCCTGACGAACTCCCGCAGCAGTGCATTGTTTGGCCTCCATGAAGGAGCTGACAATGTGGCCATGGGAGCAATGGCGTCCAGGCGGGCAGTGATGGCCAGTTCGTCGTTGACAGACGCTGCTACCACCTTGAGCACAACAAGACGATGGGGAGAGTACCAGAGGAGGTCGAGCAAGCCCTGCTTAAAGGCTTCTGGAGTGGTTCGCCATGAGCAGTAGACAAAATCTGGATCGTTTTCCCATTGAGCGACAAAAAAGCGACCGTCGTAGTCCATGAAAGACAGGATTGACTTACCAGAAGCACCTTACCACTTACCACTTTTGCTTGCAAGCCCTGTCGTAGCAATGCCCTCGCACTTACCACCACCCATCGTTTACAATAGCGTTATGCGCAGCGTGTGTCTACGAGCAGTTGACGTGCCAACGCGCAGTGGTGCGAGCTGAACTGAGCGGTTACGAGCAGTTCAGGAACCTCCGCGAGCCGCTACGAGCGGGAGCCCCAAGCGTTCCTGACTAAGCGGCTCTGCTCTACCACTCCCTCTCAACTACCTTCTTCTTCCAGAAGCAGAAGGACGCGGCGAGAGGGAAGCCCCAAAGCGAACGTTCTTAAGCGTCCTTCTTTACGATGCTTTCCTAAGTAACCTTCGCTAGGAGCCGAACGAGCAGAGCCACCAGCGTTTCGTACATAAGGCTCCCTCTCCACCACCAATCATCAATCTTCCTTCTTCTGGCGTGAGCGTTGAGTCTATGGGGAAGGTGTGCTTGCGTGGGGCTGGATAAAGAAAAGAGTTCAATACTATACAAAGAAGAAGAAAACAGCACCGTACTGATCAACGCTCTTGGGGAGCTACCCGCTCAAACGGTGCTTCCTGCGCGAGAGAACAATGGGAAAGGAAAGGCGGCAAGACATCCCTAATTCCAGAACAAAGCCTTTTCTTAGAGCGTATATACAACGTATCTACACAATAACTATCAGGAAAACAACTAACTGGTAATTATCAGGAATGCAACTAAAAGAAACAATCGGCCTCTTGAACAATCGCTAGGGCTACTTCTCGTTCGGCCTGCTACGAACAATCTTATGACCTCACTCCAGCTCGCTCATTGAAGATCGTTCGGTCAGTGACGACTAGCTTCTGACGGAGTATTGGCACGATGGGCAATGCTTGCTCAGTATTGGCTCTTTCCCATGGTCAGGCAATACTTCATTGTGGGGATGAACCTAGCTATTCCTTTCACTTGAGAGGGGATTAGCATGTGACATTGACAATTCAAAAGCTATGGAAAAGCAGTGCTCCAAATGCCGTCTCGTAAAACCACATGAGCTTTTCTCCTTGAACAAAAGGTCTCATGATGGTTTTAACAACTGGTGTAAAGAGTGCTACAAAGAGTACTACTACGCCAATGCTTCCAAAATCAATAATCAGGCTAAAGCAAGAAGACTAACAAATCTGCAGCCCTATACTGAATACCGCCGTCAATACGACAAAGAAAGAGAGAAGGGAGTAACGGGAAAGCTGAGGTCTATGTTGCGATCATCTAGGAAAAGAGCCAAAGAGAAAGGGCTTGAACATACCCTTAAGCTTGAAGACTTACAAGGATTGATGGTCTCTCATTGCCCCATCAGGCTCAAGAAGTTGTCATGGGAAGATTCGGGCACTCAACTGCGCCAGTACGATCCTGATGCACCTTCACTAGACAGGATTGACTCCGCAAAAGGATACATACAAGGTAACGTCCAAATTATTTCGCACCAAGCCAACACATGGAAAAATAGCATGACATTGGAACAGGCTCGCATGATTGTCAGATACATAGAAGCTCACTGCGACTGTGGGGATGAAGATTGAAAACTGCATCGAAATCCCGTTCCGTTTGGGAGGAGATACCCCGAGCAAACCAGCGCGAGGCTGGCTGTTACTGCTCCCTACGCTGTAGCGTGTGATACAGTTTCACACTTTGTAACGTAGATACATTGTAGATACGGGCGAAAATGAGAATGATTCTCCCTTTCCCAAAAGAAAAAGCCCACCAACACTCAGTCAGCAGGCAGGCAAGCACTAACGGTCAGAAGCCCTGAAAGCCCTTCCTAAGGGCTTCCGTTGCGCTTCTGAAAGGGGAGCAAGGGGAAGCTTGGCAAAGCTTGCCAGAAGCGCTGCTAAGGGCTTCCTGCAGGCTTTCGGGAGCTTCTTCCTGCAGGCTTTCTGCAGCAAGCAAAAGAGCGAAAGCCTCAGAAGGGCTAAGGGAAAGTTTGATCAAGCTTCCCCTTCTGCGGACTTCCTGTTAGGAAGAGAAAGCCATAGGCTTTTGCCTTCATAGTGTTCACTGTATGGGAGACAAGAAGAAAGGAAGCGTTCTTCCCCTAGGCTTTCCGCAAGCGGGAAAGCCTCACAAAAGAAAGGGAAAAGCCAGGACAGAAGCTCTTTCTGGAAAACCTCAAAAGCTTCCAAGCGTTCCCAACCTTGCGGCATCTTGTCTAAGCTTTCAGGCCGATAGAACGTTTCAGGATAGACAAAGTAGCCTTGTTGGGAGCAAAGCGAAACAAGATGAGAAGCCCTTAAGGTTTCAGGTTTTCTGAAAAGAAGCCCGAACGTAGCACCGCCACCAACAAAAGGGGACAATGTGGCAAGGGCTTTCACTGAGGGAAGCTCAGCAGAAGCGAAAGAGGGAAGCGAAAGAGAAGGGGAAAGCATGGCAGAAAAGAGGGAAAGGAAAAAGGGAAGCTCAGCGAGAAAGACAGAAAGCCTGGAAAGCGTCAAGAAAGAGGAAGAAATCTTCTTCTGACTGATGATTTCCGGCACTTTCAGCGAAAGCATTAAGGGCCTGCAAGGCATATTGCGCTTCCTTTCTATTGAGAAAAGAGAAGGAAGCGGGAAAGCCGGGATCTTCCATGGGGAAAGAAAGAGGGAAAGAGGGAAGCCCGAAAGCTTCCCCATAGGATTACTTGCGCTTCTGTACTGGCATCAACAAAGCTCTTTCCTTTCCTTCTGAAAAGGTGATAGGAGCAATGCTATAGGTCCATCCCAGTTCAATCCTTTCCCCTGAAAAGCTTTTAAGAAGCTTCTCCAAAAAGAAAGCGTTAACCACAAAAGCGCTTTCTTTTTCGCAGGCTTCCTTTGCCGCTTCCTGGTCCTTTTCTTTCAGCTCCCAGAAGCCGTCGGAAAGCTCGGGCTTTTGCGGGAAAGCCCGAAAGGAAGCCCTTACGCTTGCTTCCTGGCTTCCTATGGGGGCAAGGTCTGGACTGTACTTGCTTCCCTTGCCAGTATCTGCCATCAACTCAGCAGAAAGGAAGATTTCCCCTATGGCGCCGTCTGTTGTGATCTGGACGTGGGGATTTCCAGCGCTTCCTTTCAGGGCAGAAAGCAAAGGGGAAAGAGCAGACAGAAGGGCTTTCCTGTCAACTGACAGTTTGTGCTTTTGTTCAGGGAAGAGCTGTTGATAGTTGGGGAAGCTTCCGCAAAGGGGAAAGCGCAACGCTACGAAAGAAGAAAGCCCGAAAGAGAAGCGCAAGAAGCCCGCTTCCCGCTTTTCTTGCCAGAAGCCCAAAAGCTTTTCCCGCTCTTTCTTGACTGTGCAAGCTTCCAGCAAGGGAAGAACAAAAGCGGGAAGCCAGGCAGAAGCCGGGAAGCTTTCGGCTTTCCAATAGGAGGGAAGGTCTGCGGGAGCTTCCCTCAGACAGAAACCATCAGTAGCGCAAAAGCTCTTCTCAGAAAAGCCAATCCCACTAAGAGCAAGCTTTGCTTCGTCTCTTGAGGGAAGCCCTTTCAGGCTGAAAAGCGGAGCAAGCGGGAAGCCTTCCAAAAGCCCTTCCGCTTTCAGGAAAGGAAGCAAGGGAAGCTCTTTCTCATACAGTTCGTCCTGTTCTGAAAGCTCAAAAGCTTCAGCAGAAAGCGCAATCTTCCCGCCCTTGTCATCACAAAAGCTTTCACCGTTGAAAGATACTGTCCCTTTTCCTTTTGTGGCTTTCAGGAAAGAAAGCAAGGGGAAGAAGGGAAAAGAAAGCCGTTTGGCTTCTCCATGGAAAGGAGATAGTTCAGTAGGAAGCCAGGCAGCGAAAGCGCTTTTGCCTGCAAAAGCTTCCACCAAAAGCCCGGCGCCATCAGCAGAAAGGAAAAGCCGGTCGCCAGTGATCCCGTAAGTTTGAGCTTTTCTGAAAGCTTCTGCCGCTTTTGCCACGGCCAGAAGCTCAAAAGAAGAGGCAACAAAAGAAAGCATGGGAGCAGAAGCGGGGGAAGCGGGAAGTGTGGAAAGGGAAAGAGAAGGGGAAGCCATGGGAAAAAGGGAAAGAGGGAAGGAAGGGGAGAGAAGCCTTAAAAGGGGTTACTCCAGTTAAATGCTTGCGTATCGGTTACTAGGCCCGATTTATTTAAGGCATCCACGTAGTTGTTAAAAGCCTCCCTTTTGGCAGTGACATCCCCTCTCCACTGAGGGGCATTCTCTAAGTGTTCCCTCCATGCTTGGCGGAAGTTTGCTAACACTTGGGCTTTAGTTAGTTTTTTCATGATGGGAGGCCAAACAGGATAAATAACAGCGATCTAGCAACAGGCAAGCGCCACACTTGAATAACACTGGTCAATAGGGAACCCGCGACCGGCCAAGTCCGATTCGCGGTAAAAATACAACGCGCAACCCCTAGGGTCGGCTTGGTGATAGATTAGCCCGCCGCACTTAGCGGCTAAATCTGCCGCTTCTTTAAGTAGCTTTGCCTCCTGATTGGAGATAATGCCACCTTTAAGAGTGCAGTTGCCGTAACGGTCAAGATAGTAACGGCGAGGGATTGTGCATTCTGCATCGTCCCATTGGATAGCGCCGTTGCATTCAGCCTCTGCCCACTTATGCAGACGGCGTTGGATGGCGCACAAGCGGCTGAAAACGGAAGCCGGTAAATCTTTTTTTGTTGTCATGGAAAAGGAAGAGAAGGGAAAGCCTCACGGTCGCCCGTGAGGGAAGCCGTCGCCCGGGATCGAACCGGAACAAAGCGCCACCAAGCGCAACGACAGGAAAAAGGGAAAGGCTTTCGCCTTTCCCCCTGGAAGTCGGTTTATCAAGTTTTCTAGGTTCGCTTGCAAGCGTACCACCGATAAAGGCCATCGCCAGCCCATCGGCTCCACTGATCAGCAGCTCCGATGGGAACGGCCAAAATCGCCGCATTCCCATAGGCTGAGCTTGTGCATTAGCTGAGCTTCTGTGATCTGCGCGTTCTGGGATTTTATGATCAGCCTGGCTTATGGGAGCCTGGCAAGCGTTGGCCACCTAGCATGGCCTGGCGACGTTTCGACGTTCCGTTACATTCCGTCACAATGCGCAGCCCATAACGGCAGCATCATATGGGCATGGCTGACGCAAGCGTTCGTTACGTTCCGTCACATAACAGCAGCATGTTATGGGCATTGCCAGGTCAAGCCTGCTGTAACATTCCGTAACATTCCGCCCGATAGTACGCCTGTACTGCAGTACACCTGTACCATCAGCCAGGCTTATGGCAAGCATAAGCTTCCCTTATGGTACGCCTGTACTATAGGCTCGGCTTATGTTACAGATAGGCTCAGCTTATGGTACGTCTGTACGCTAGTACGCTTGTTCCATGGTACGCCTGTACCATTAGCGCAGCTCATGGGAGGCATAAGCCAGGCTTATGGTACGCCTGTACTAGAGTACGTCTGTACTATTATGCGGCTTAAAGCATATGCCGATAAAGAAATATGCCGGTAGGAGCATAAAAAGCTGGTTCTAGCCTGTCCTCAAGAAGCTGGTTCTGGCCGGTTCTGAAAAAGCTGGTTCTGGCCTGTCCTCGACAAGCTGCTTCTGGCCGGTTCTAAAAACGATCTTGCCCTGCCCTGTCCTCAGCCAGTTCTCGTTTCAGCCTGTCATCAAGAAGCCGCCTCTGGCCGGTTCTGAAACGATCCTGTCCTGTCCTGTCCTTAACAAGCTGGTGCTGGCTAGTCCTCAGCTTCCCCATTGTTCTGCCATTGCTTGAGCAATGCCAAGGTAAGTTGCGCTTCTTATCTTCCACCTATCCTCACTTGGCCCCAGTTTATTTTGCCCGCTTGGTGTTTGATTGTTCCATCTTCCCGATGGTGACAATTCAAGAATGTCAGTAGGTTGAAGAAGAGGGAGATTCTTTAACCACAGACAAGTTGCTTTTGCTTCAGCGTGACCAAACTGCCAAGGTTGCACAATTTGATCTGGCTTTCTGATGCGAGAGGAAATAATGCTCACTGGATTTTCTAGGGCAATGCGTTCAATGGGAGCATTAAGCAGTAGCCGCACAAATTCAAGAGCTTCTGCCTGCTCTTTTTGCTTGTCCTTAAACCATCGTGCTCCACTAACGGCCAAGTGCGTACATGGAGGATGAGCAATCATTAAATCCCACCCATCGCTCAAGATGTCGCACACATCTCCTTGATAGTGCGGCCCAGGCTTGTCAGTAGGCAACAAATCACAGCTCATTGCTTCGTGACCAGCCGCAATAAAAGCATCACGAACAGTGCCAGAATACTCGCAAGCAACCAATACTTTCATGGGAAGGGAAGATAGTTGTTCAACAAGAAAAGGTATTTGCAAAGAGCAATAGGCATCAAACAAGCCATTTCTTTGCTCAGTGGAACTGGCGTAATCTTCTGTGCCATCAGGCAAATGAAAAGTGCCAAAGCATTGTCACTTAGCTTTTTTGGATTGCGTAGGCATCTTTGACAAAGGTTTTGATAGTGGTGAGGCTGGAGTCAATAATAGTGCCGCCACCGCCAAGAGCATCAGTTGTCCACCCATAGCGCAAGTGACAGCACCATTCTTTGCTGAATGGTTCACGTTCTAACGACTTCACTCCAGGGAAGGAAAGAATGGCCTGAGCGAGCTTAGGGAGAGGCATGGCTGTGGAGAGCGAGTTGCAAGCAAGAATAGCAGAAGATTGGTTAGTCCTCAAAAGCAGTCGAAGGTGTCCTCCACTGTCCACTCAGGCCCATAGTCTTCCAGCCATTGCTTCTGCTCTGTTTCCGTCTCTGGCCAGTCCTCAGGCTCTGTGAGCACCACGGCAGTACATAGTGCTGGAGCCCATTCCTCAGGTTCCCAGCGGCTTGCGGGGCACACACAGCGCATGTCATCAACAATGGCCTCCACGCGCACGGTGCCCCTGTCTGGGTTGCCTTGCCAACTTTCAATGGAGAGAATCGCCATCATCAAGCCCTCTTGAACTTGGAAAGGCACAGTTGCCACAATTCTTCGCTCATGCTGCCAGGGCGATAGAGCCTGTAAGCCCGTGGCGCATAAAACCAGCCGCCTTCGCCATCAGGCTCTGGCTCTCCTTCATCCTGCCAAATGCCTTTACATTCTCCATTGTCGTCAAACAAGCCGATTTGATACTCACCATCGGCCATACATTGACGAATGTGGCGAATTGCATCAGTGAGAGAATTGGCTTGATACACGCCTTGCGTGGGTGGGAAGTAGGGACCGTTGCTGTCGTAGCTGCGGATGATTGCCATGGGGAGGAAAAGAGGGGCAGAAGAGAGGCCCTGGCGGACCATGGAGAATCAGGTTTTAGACCAGCGGATCAGTCGGTCCACAATGTCATCACTGGTTTCATTAAACAGGGAAGTGGCAATGCCATTGTGCTGGAGGTGCAGCCTGCCGTTCTCGTCTTTCCAAAGATCAGTGCAGAAAGGCAATGCAAGCGACTGGCCAGGAGTGGCACGAACAAAGAACCGAGCAATGGTAGAACGCAGGGCTTCAGCTTGAGAAGTGGTCATGGCTAGTAGCGAAGGAGAGGCTCTCGCCCCGTTGAACCAACAATACAGTACTTCCTCCCCACCATCGCCTCTTGTCACAAGCGTTCACAAAACAGGCTTCCACGGGGGAGGCTCCAGCCCATCCACCACGGCAATGCGCCTGCGGTTGACGGCTCCAATGCGCAAAAGCGACCGCGCCTGGCGTTCTAGCGCTTGCCTGTCCGGTCCTGAGTCAAGCAGCTCCCAGTGAGCAGCGGGATCAGGCAAGAGCCTGCTCAGCCACAAGCTATGACCCAACGGGCGCTCAACGATGGCCACGGGCCTGCTCCTGGGCGACGGTGGCTGGAAGGTGCGTTAAACGGCAGTATTTTTGCGGATGGAGCTTTATGCAGGCTGCGTAGTCTGTTCGCCTATCTTCTGCAACAGGCGAATAGACGACAATAGCAATGGCTGCCAGCCAAGGAGCGATGGCAGCAGCAATAGTGAGAAAGCGAAGGGGGTGCATGGACTTGAGGGCGAAGGTGAGTGAACAAAATCAGACCAAGGATTCGCGCAACGCTTTCACCCAGGCCGTTTGCTCAGCAGCCCGTTTCACTTCCTTTGCATAGTGCTCTCTGTGGTAAGAAAGAGCACCCTCGCAACCTTTGATTTTCCGCTGTAGCCATTCTTCTCCAGACAATCGCTCACAAGGCTTGCTGCAATGCTCTGTTGAGCAGTCAAAACGGATGCTTTCTGTGATTTGCTCACGCATAAACTTCTTAAGCTCATGGTGATCGTCTGTGGGCGGATTCCATCGCTCCACTTGGTTAAGCATGTCTTCATAAGAAGCCCGCAATGCAAGTGCCCTTTGCAGACGCTCCAATCGGCTTACTTCAGCCTGTTCCCATTCTTGATTGGCTGCACGGGTGCAGTCTGCTGCAGACATCTTGGAAAGGCGTTCCAGTTCAGTCCTGGTGCGGTCAATGGCCTTAAGGTGATAGTCGCTGGGCTCAAAGGCATCAGGAATTTGCTCACCACCGCCGGGCTCATCCCTCAAGGTGATGCAGGCGCCAAAAGCGCGAGCGCAATCAAGGGCGAACTGCTGAAAGGTGATTCTTTTTGCAATAGGGGCAGTGTATCCAGAAGGCATGGCGTGATAGAGGGATCAACAGGGCCACAATAGCCTTACGAGCCTGGCCTGTCCAGCTCTGTGACAATGCTTCACAAGCCTGTGTCCTGCGCTACAGTTGCGCCAAGGCAAGAAAAAGCGCCCCTTGCGGAGCGCCTTGAACTGTTCTCTCCCCTATCTTGCCTGCCCCATTGCCCCTTGTGAAGCCTTTGTCAGCAAAGGCGGATAGGCACTTACGCCTAGGGCTTCAGGCTTGCAACGGAGAATTGCGGCAGCCTGCCCATACGCAAGCGACTAGGACTGACAAATTGCTGCGAGCCAGTCTTGAGGTTTTTGATCTTGACCAGTTCTGTTTGCACCTTACTGGCCACTACGACGTAGCTTCCTCGCCAGCCAAACAGGGCATCGTTCAAATCAACAACTGCTCCTGGCGCCCATTGCTGCAGCATTTTCTGACGATTATGGTTCAGCTTTAATTATAGCTGGCTCCTAAGCGCAATAAAAAAGGCGCCAATGGCGCCCTCTTGTGTTCCTCACACCATCAGACTCTACACCAGCCGGTAGCACACCCTAGCAATGCCTTGAGACGGGCTTGCAATGCGACTGAATGCACCAGCACTCAGGTCGAGAATGCGCCCACCGGCATAAGGCCCGCGATCAGTCACAACCACTTGTATGCTCCGGCTATTGTCTTGATTGACAACCAGCAAGCGGGTGCCAAAAGGCAGCGAGCGATGGGCAGTGATCGAAGCGGAAGGATTCATTGGCTGGCCATTCGCCATTGTTCGGCCTGCAAAACCATCCCCGCGCCCATAGAAGCTGGCATCACCACAACGAGCAGCGTGAGCAGGAGCAGGAGCTGCGGCAAGGGCAGCAATGGTCAAAAAAGAAAGGAAACGAAGCATCAGAAAGAAAGTAAGTAGCTAGAGGGGCCAGTCGCCTGGCAGGCTCAGGATTGAGCAATGCCCACCGTAGCAGAACGAACAATGCCCTTGCGTCGTGGTATGCTTTGTAGGCAATTCGCCCCTGAGGCTTAATCGCCTCCATCGCTGATGCCGTGAGGGTGGGAGAGTCCGGTTGGTTTTGCACTATCGAAAGAAGTGCAGCCGAGCGCATGGGTCGGTGAGGGCGACCAACCAGCTTCGGGAATGAAGCAGGGCTTATCGGAGGATTGCAAGAGGAGAGCCCCGTAAGGGGCTTTCTTTTTGTCTATGCTTGTAGCGGGATGTAGGGCGAGTGTTTCTTCGCGCTTGTGAGCAATCAGCTCTCTGCCCGCTAGGCGATTCTCGTCATTAAAAAGGCCCCGAAAGGGGCCTGTTCTTTTGCTTGTTGTTCAATCTATCGCTCCTGCGCAGTACGCGCCATTGCCCCAGGCGATGGCGCACATGCGCCGAACGTGCTCAGCATGGTCTTCTTCTTTGCGGGGAGGCATTCCACTTCCCTCGTTAAACCACCAGCGATCAAACGCTTCCATGGCTTCCTTTTGTGTTGTTTTCATTTAAGGTTTCCAGGGTAATGATGAAATGCTACCAATCGCCTTGTCTGGCAATGCGCAACACTCTTGCGCCAGGGCCTGCCAGCTCAAGAGCAGTCGTAACGGCTTGAGCGGCGCTGATTGCCATTACGGTCCATGGGCCAAGCGTTGTATGCACAATGTAAGCACAGGGCATTAGCGAGACACGCGGACAATGGCTAGAGGATGTTCCGTGCAAGCCTTGAGGTAGGAGCAACAGAAATCATACAGGGCTTCCCAATCGCCCCAACCATTAGGCGGGTTGTCTAGTTCGCAGATGTGGCGGTGCATCGCTAAGAATGCAATGCCCTTTGAGATCGGTTCAATTAGCTGGTGAGCAGTTGTAATGCCAATCTCTTCAAGACGCCATAAGCATTCGTAGATTCCAGCGGTGCCAGCCATCTTGTTTAGGTTGTGGGTGATGTTGCGCCAGTAAAGATCATTGCCGTTTTCGTCTTCAAGGTGAACGTCAAGACTCATTAGTGGTTCTCCAGTTCGGTGGCGATGTCATCTAGCCAGTCGTCAGCGGAATCAACGTATTCTTCGTTGGCATATGCTTCGCGAAGCTGATCCGCTGCAGCGATTAGCACAGCTACTCCTACATCTACAAACGAGTTCCCGTCTTGAGCGTCAATGGCATCCATCACCGCCTGCGCGGCGGGGGATAGGGGTGTGGTCATTGCGGGATTAGAGGTGCTTGAGGTGTTTTTTAAGCGTTTGCATTAGCCGTTTGCGGGCACGGTCACGCTCGGATTCGGTGATTACGCCTCGGATGGCGAGGCGCGTAACTTCGTCAATGTCACGCTGGAGAAGCTGCCTGCCCATGGGGTCGAGGTCGAGGTTTAAGCCTTGATTGCGGAGTTGCTCACCTAAGGGTGGGCAGAGGGCGCCGAATTTGATATTGAAGGATTTGGACTTTGGGGTCATGGTGTGGGGTCCAGTTCGGTGGCGATGGCAGCGAGTTGGCGGCGATCGTGTGTCAGATGATGCGCAGCGGCATGAAGGGCGGCGGTGATGCAGACTTCCTGCCAGTTGTCCTCCAGGGGACCCAGCAGCTCGTAGCGATCGTCGAACGCGGCCACGACGGCCTGAGCCGCTGGGGTGAGTGGTGTGGTCATGGGACTACCTCGTTATGTTTCTTGGCATGTTGTTTGCAATACAAGCCATCAGGCCCGTGCCCTCGCTTGCGGCAGCATTGATGAGGGATCCATGCGCTCGACGTTGGCCAGACTTCTTCGATGCACTTAGTTGCATCTTCTGCAGTTCCGTTTGGGCAGCCCCCCCAGCAGCCGTAGAGACGTTCTCCATTGATGGTGCGTTTCATGGTGTGGGGTCGAGTTCGGCGGCGTCCAACGCAATCAGCCGGTCGAGCTTGTCTTGCTGGGCGGCTTCTAGCGCTTCAATTCGCTCGCGAAGTGCGTGCATTCCAGAACGGACCATCGCCCAGCAGTTTGCGTCTTCTTTGTCGTATGCCTCCAGCGTCTCCACCCGCCGAACGATGGCATCAGTGCAGAACCGACCGCTCTCGGCTTGCTCTAGCTGGTCGGCCTCTAGGGCTTCGATGCGGTCGCGGAGTTCGAGGATGCAGGAAGTCATCTCCAGCCCTGCTTCTGTCCGTTCGTGCATGTAAGCCCACTGTTCAGGCGTGGCGCGGTGTGGTGTGGTCATGCCGCCTCCTGTGCAACAGACTGCAGCCACGCAATCGCATCATCATTGCTGTCGTAAAAGTGCGCAGCAGCATTAGCGCCTAACAACAGCAATCCAGCCATGTATGGGCCATGAAGTTTCTCCAAGACTTCACCTAATGTTCCAGCCTGGTGAATAGCCCACCCTGCCAAGCAATGAGTAGTACCGCACTCGCTATGCCAGCTTTTCATCTGCAGGATTTGGGGGTGATCCAATACATGGCTGGCAACCGCACGCAGACGTTGCTGGGCATCTGCAGCAATTGGCAACCCGTTGGCGCCGTCCAGAATGGCGTAGCTCAGAATGGCGCCGTGCAGAATGGCGCCGCGCAGAATGGCGTAGCTCAGATTGGCGCCGCGCAGATTGGCGCCGTTCAGAATGGCGTGGCTCAGATTGGCGCCGCTCAGATTGGCGCCGCGCAGAATGGCGTAGCTCAGATTGGCGCCGCGCAGATTGGCGCCGTTCAGAATGGCGCCGCGCAGATTGGCGCCGCGCAGATTGGCGCCGCGCAGATTGGCGTAGCTCAGATTGGCGCGGCTCAGAATGGCGCCGTTCAGAATGGCGCCGCGCAGATTAGCGCCGCGCAGATTGGCGCCGTTCAGATTGGCGCCGTGCAGATTGGCGCCGTGCAGATTGGCGCCGTGCAGATTGGCGTAGCTCAGATTGGCGCGGACGCCAGCAGGATCGCCGGCAAGCCATAGCGTGTGCAGGCGAAGCGTCTCGCTGATGTTGACTGTTTGGCTGTCAGTCATGGACGTGTCTCTGTGGTGGGGGGGGGGAGTGTTAGTCAGAAATCCTGGTCTTGCAGGTCTTCAAGCTGTTGCTTCGTGTGCGCCAGCTCAGTTCGCAGGCGCTTGATCTCGGCGTCCTTCGCGTCGATCATCTTTTTGTTGGAGATCCTGACTTCAGGCGCCTCCTTCACAAACGAGTCGTCGAGAACACTGGTGCTGTCTGGCACCAGGATCACCAACTCGCCATCGCCGTTTTCCATAGAGATTTTGTCGCCTAGCTGGATCGACATCTCAGGCACACGGGTTTCAAGCGTGCTGTAACCCTTGCTGACGAATACTGCGTTTTTCTCAAGCATCCCCACAAGCGCGGGAATTGTCTTGTCAGCCCCGTCGTGGGGGATGTTGGTGGCGATGTAGGTGGCGCCTTTGGTGTCGATAAGAGCGAGCATGGGCGTTGAAGTGGGGATCAGTGAAGGGGTGCTGCCGGATTGGGTGCGGCTCCGGCGGGCCGTGGCGCTCAGGCTGCTACTAGCCGTCGCGCCGTGGTCTGCGAGCAGCCGAGGCGCTCAGCAATGGCGCGGTGTTGGTTGGCCATGCCAGCCCTCCATTGCCAATGGCAGCAGCATAAGCAGCCAGATAGGCAATTTGGTCGTCAGCAGTAGGAGCTTCAGTCACCACTTCATGGTGCTGTTCAACGTGGTGGCCATGCGCGGCTTTCAGCGAACAGAGCAAACAAATAAGATCGCTGCAATGAGGATTGCCGGGATTCTCGTCTAGCACCGTCTCAAGCGTTGTCATCCAACGCTCCAAATCAACAATGCGAAAAGACCACGCAACAGTTGGCTGGTTCATAGTCATCACCAAGCGGCCTTCCTTGGTGAAAGCACTGGTGCCAAGCGAATCGCGACTGATGGAAGCAGTCATGGTTACTGTCTGAGGGACTCCTCCATTGTGGGGACGATGGCGGCAAAGGTCAATGGGAAAGGCCATTAGCGCTGCTTATACCAGCAGCTTCCCGCCTCCGCTTACCACCTTCCCCATGCCAAGCCTTGTCTGCCGCCAGCCGGAGGCAATGATGTGGCACGGCCCCAGAGGCTCCAGAATGGCCCATTGAGCGGCCCTAGCGACTACTGCCTGATAGCCCTGCCGCTGTGCTTTCGTGAGCGGTCCTGGGGGCTCCACTAGGGCTGTTCTAGCCCAGTCAGCCACCTCCTCAATGTCCTCCAGTTCGTTGGTGGCAATGACAAAATGCCTGCCTCGCTGCTCCAGTTTGCGCCATGCAGGGTGAGGGCATTCTGCAGCAGTGGCTTCAAATGCCTCCCTAAGGATAGGCGGCAGGCAAATCCGCACTTTTGGCGGAAGCCTGGGTTCCGCTGGAGGCAGCATTTGTTCAATTCCAACAGAAAGCTGGATCATCTTGATGCTCATAGACAAACAAAATGGACGTTCCATCAGGAAGCTGCCGCTGAAACAATAACCAAGCAAGGTTAAGGCTTGTGGCGCTCAGGCTTGTCTGTCTACCATCGCTCAGTCGTGCGTGGTACAAGCTCATTGCGTTACCCCTTATCATCCTTCTGCTCCATGAAGAGGGTCGTAGCCAAGCTCCTCCATGTCTTCTAAGACAGCCTGTCCCAAGTCTTTTTTGAGCATGGCCCGCCAGTCATCATCACCCCCGAAACTGCCCACGTCTGCAATGGTGCGCAGGCCAGTGGCAAGCTTTGCCAAGTCGCCAGCAGTGAGGGCAATGGAGTGGGCGTCGTTGGTGATGAAGCGCTGGTCAAGAATACGCTGATGGATTTGTGTCCACCGGCCAATAGCCCATAAAGCAATGGAACGGAGAGCTTCATCGCCATAGCGTTCAATCAAACCGTCAATAGTTCGGGACAGCTCTGCAGGGATGCCAATGCAATCAGGATCTTCAAGGTGATCTTTTAGGTCGTCGTCCACGGCTTGACGCTTACTTGCCTTTGCCTCGCGTACGGCTTTCAGGAAGTCGTTAACGCTGTCAGAAGAGAAGGTCACAATGGGAAATGAGAGACAAGAGAAGTCTGCTCGTTCCCTTTGCCATTGTCAACCCTCCCCTTTGCCATTGTCAACCCTCCCCTTTGCCATTGTCAACCCTCCCCTTTGCCATTGTCAACCCTCGTCGTCTTGCTCTTCATCGTCAGTAGCAGGCAGCATTGGCCTGCTATTGCCAACAGGTTCGCCATTGTCGTCCAGTTCTGCCTCTGCAGTGGTGTCGATGGCTCCGGCACGGTCTTGAGCAGCAGCTTCCGCCTTGCCAATCTTCTTCACCTCTGCGCTCAAATTGGCGAGGAATTTCTTGTAGCTCTTTTCGTCGTTGTCGTCGTTCTTGGGCTTGTTATCAAACAAGCCAAGCAGGCGAGCTTGCTGCTCCAAGCAGCCTTTGGCAACAGTGAGAAAACTGCTTTCACCAGCAGAATTGTATTCTTCAACGGTGATAACATCCTCTCCGTGACGCTGCTGCACACGCTTGACAGTGCGTCTTTTGCTTTGTTCAAAGCTTTCCATCGCCTTTGCCTTTAGCTCACCTTGCTCGTCTAAGAGCTTGGCTCGCCATTGGTCTGCAGTGGCGAGAATGCCGTCCACGTAGGCTTGCTTGATTAGCTGTCTGTCAGCATTCACTACAGCCTTGCTCTGCTTAAACACCTTGGCAATTTGCGAGTTGCTAAGGTTGGCAGCAAGAAGCTCAGCAGTGGCATAGCGTCTAAGACGAGTGCTTTCCTTGTCAAACATCTCGCCTGGCTCTGCCCTATTGCGAAGCCTGTCCACTTGCTCAACAGTTAAACCTGCTTTGGTCAATACTTCCAAGCCATATTTCAGCAAGCTTGCTTCGTCCTCAAAGCTATGCTCAGGGACACTGCGGTTCTTTCTATGAGAAGGAGCCATTAGCTTTTAGGAAGAGAAAACACAATGCTTGCTTTCTGAGACAGCACAGTAAAGTCTCCCATGTCGTCAGCTAGCTTCTTGCGTTCTTTAAGAGCAATCTCCAACTCCCTGATTTCTTCCCCATAGTCCTTCTCTGCACGCTTTTGAATGTGAGCCTTGCCCTCGTCAAGGGAAATGCTTTCTAGTCCTTCATTGCGCATTGCTTCTATCAGGGTAGCCTTCAGCTCTTCTTCTTGAGCTTCAAGCTTTTTCTTCTGTGCAACGATTTGAGACAGCTCGTTCATCAAATCGTAAATGATGCTAGTGGGTTCCATGGGAGAAAGAGGAAGTCCGTCAATTATCGCCTGTAGCGAAGCCCTTGTCAATAAGGCTCACCATTTCTTCGTAGCTGCCTCGCCAGTGGCGTTCACCATCAGCAGGATTCCTGGCGCCATAGAGCATACGGGCCTGAGGGAGAGGGCCTCTTGCTGGGGTAACGAAGCCGTGATGCTGCAACACTTCAATGAAGATGTCGTTGTGCTCCAAGGAGGGAAGCCTGTCGGGAGCGTGCGGACGGGAAGGCTTGAGCATGAGCCGAAATTATACCCCTGCAGTTTAGAGGGCTTCTAGGGCAATGGCAAAGTCACGAAAGTCAGTCTTAATGCCTCCTAGGGCATTGCCATAGAAACCAAACTTTGGCTTGACGGTATCAGCCAGTGTTTGTCCTGCTTGTGATCCTGCATTTATTGTTCCATTCCTTGAACCAATAAGCTTGCCAGTAGTATCATCAATAATGCGAATGAAACCATTGTCCCCTGCCTTGAATTGCAATTGCCAATCGTACCATTTCCTCTTCTCTAGTTCCATTGACAATGCACTTCCAGCACTTCTTGATACTACTGCCAGTGTTCCATTTTGTATGCGAATACCAGCAATAGGGCTAACAATTGGCTGCCAGAATTGCAAAACATAACCAGTTACTTTGTCATAGTTCCTTCCTTTTACGCGAAATTCTAAGTCAATGTTAATCTGTCTTCCAAAGGCAAAGTTCTTCGGTACTGCTAATTCTGAGCGGTCAGGATAACGAGGATCATCAGTTGCGAAGAAGTTAATAAAGTCTTTGCGTTGGCGAATGAAGCTTCCCTCTGTTGCTTTTCCACTAAGTCGTGGAAATAGCATTTTCTCCCTATCTTTCTTTGCGGGAATATAGTTACCACCTTCGCCCATGCTATTTGTTGCGTCACCAACGATTCTTCCCGTGATGGGGTCGAGATCAAACACTGGACGCATACGTGGCTTTTTACTCATGCCAAGAATCCTTTATAGGACGCCGTTGGATGGTGTCTTAAAGAGTCTAAGCAAAGGAAAGTGAAAGAAAGCACCGTCGAAAAAGCTCGCTTGGGGCTCGCCTGCGCGTCGGTGCTTTCTTTGCGAAGGTTTATGAAGAAAGTAGTTTGTAAAGTATGGTTAAGAAGCGCTCTGAAAAAGCTCGCTTGGGGCTCGCTTGCTCGTATCGCGCTTCTGCGAAAGGGCATGGTGAACTGCTGCTCAACATTCCCTTTCCCATCGAAGCCACCTTCTCGTCAGGAGCGCCGCAGGGCGTAGATGCCTGAGCTGCTCGTTGACGTTCCGCAGTCCCCCAGGCGCGTTTCTGTGCGAGGGCCTGCTCAGGAAGAGGGTAAAGGGGTGGAGAGCAAAAGTCAATGGGGTCGTCCACCACTTTGATGACTGTCACCACTAGAGGAAAAGGAGCGGTTGGCAATGGGCTGGTTTGTGGGTATGATGCTCAAGTCCCTCGACCAGTCCCCATGCGCTTCATGCTTCTGGCCCTTGCCTTGGCCCCTCTAGGGGCCTCTGCTCAGACCATCCTTCCCTACTCAGCAGCCAACACCTACTGCGCCCTCAGGAACGGTGGAGCATCGTCTGAGAGCGCCCTGCGCGTTGCCTTCTACGACTCTTACGTGAGGACAGCGCCAACAATGGTGGAAATCAATGGCAAGCAAGTGGACAGCAACCTTGTGCTGTTCCACAATGCTGCTCGTTCCCTTTGCCCTTCTCTTCTGCCATGACACAAGCATCAGCCCACCAATGGGAGCGCGTGCAAAGCGTTGCTGGTAATGCAGCGCATCCCGATAATTACCTGGCAGCCTGCCTGCTGGAGCTAAGGGAAAATGCCGTCTCTAAGCAGCAGCTCCCTGCAAGCCCATGCCGCGAGTCGGTTGACATTGCTAAACAACCTCCTCTCCCCATCGCTTCTGACGATGAAATCCACGCCGCTTACAACAACCCGTATATCAGCACCACCACGGAAGCCCTCAGGACCGTCTACCTCCTCGGGAGATATCATGGTTCTCTCTGACTGCTGCAAGGCGCCATGCTCTGTTGCAGGCCGCACCACGCACTACTACGTTTGCAAGACTTACAACAAGCCTTGTGACACGATCCCCGCTAGAGAGGAGGACTACGACTGTGGCTGAGATTATTCGGCGGCACGCAATGGATGACTTCTGCGCTCTGATGACTGCGGAAGGCATGGAGGCCGCAGGTTGCTACGTCTTCTCCATCACTTACGTCTCTGACGCTCATCCCATGCGACGTTGGATCGTTTGGGGACGCTTTCACCCAACCGAGGCAACCATCGAAGAAATTGACAAGAGCATAGCAAGACGAGTGTTCCCCACAAGTGAAGGAGACTAATCACCCATGAAAATTTACTGCCTGTTCGCCCAGCAAAAGTGCTCCTACAAGGATGAGTACGCTCCTGATCTCAGGGCTGCCATTGATGAGTGGGGCAATAGCGACAACCCTGATTACCTGAACGAAGAAGAAGACAAACTGCGAAAAGACGGCAGCATTGCATTCTGGCGGCGCATCACCATTGACGTTGACGATGCCCAATTTGATCGCCTTTTCTATCCGCCTTCAGAAATGCTCAAGCCTACAAACCTCAGCCGCACAAGTGAAGGAGACTTAGATGCCTGACCCCGACTACCGCGCCCTGTGCGCTGAGCTGCTGACCGCAATTCAGCTCTACACAAAGCTGAATCCTGCGTCTAGCGAAATGTCAGCCTTTGAGCTAACGGAGAAACTAATGGACGCTATGGCTGCGACTAATGCCGCCCTGGCCCAGCTCGAACCGGAGGGGGATGAGGGAATAGATGATCTGGTTGCCTGGCTGTGGTCAATGCGCGATCTGGCGGGGGAATGCAACCCTGATGAGCAACGCCGGTATGGACTGGCCGCCACATTGCTGGGGCAGAAAGCCGCCGAAACTACTCAC